TAAGCGGCAACTATTGCTAACACAGGCTATACACAATGCTTGCATTTCGTTTTCAATCTGACTGTGTGCGGATTCAATCATAATTTTAATGTTTTGTTAACGAGCAGCCATACAATCACAATCTAATCCTTCTGGGTTCTGAAATGTTCCCTTCATTACTCCTGTATTGCCACATTTTTGGCATTTAAACTGGTTGGCGTATTCTTCCATAGCAACCAATATCCAAGAATAATTTTTTAACGATTTTTCGTTTATCCCATAATCTTCTATTAATAATTGTTTTGCTGTTTTCATAGTTCTATGTCTAAGTTTCTGTCTAAATGTACGTTTTCTATCTTAATTTTTTATGATTTTCTTCGTCAATATAATTATTCAGTATTGTCTTAATGTCTATAACCGCACTCCTATAACCATTTTTGAAATCATCTGATGGTAATGGAGTATAGGTATAACTTATAGCAATACTTTCTTTTTCAATCTCTTTCTTAATTTCAGAAAGGATAGTTTGAATTTCGTTTTCCAATGGTTTGTCGCATTCCACATTTAGGCATTTAAACATATTATTCCCCTCATAATGTAGTTTATTGCATCCGCATTTAGGACACAATATAAGGTCGTTGCTAAACTGACTTGCATATTCTTCAATGGCTTCGATTATTGGCTCACAATCTAAATCGTTAAAACCCTTTATTAAAATGCCTTTTGATTCAAGTATTTCTTCTGCTGTTTTCATAATATTCAATAGTTAGGTAAATTGAGTTAAAAAACATTAAAATTATTTCATTCGGTACTTCTATTTTACTTCACGGCTGCACTGTGCATAGCCTAATACGTTAGCGTTTAGTTTGCTCCCATTTTGCCCGTGGCATAAGATTAACACCTGAATGGTCGCAAACCACCTTTTCGTTAACGCTAACAGCAGGTATAGCAAATTCATTTTTTTGAGCGGTCTGAGCATCCACAACACTTAACTCGCTCATATATTTTTTACGCTTATCCGTTCCGCTTTCTGCGTGAAACCAATCAGTATAATTATTGCCAGTATTCACGCCAACACCATTATATCCATCTCCGTTTTTAATGGTTACAACCTGGCATACTTTCCCGTTATACAAAACCTTTGGCATTTCACCATTAGCGCACTGCTGGAGTAATTCTTTAAATGTCATTTTTTGAAGTTTGAGTTTAAAAGTTAAAAGAACAACCAATCATAGCTCAGTAGCGTTATGTGCAATGCTAAAAAACGACATCGCAATCATCAACTAAAACACCATTAACCGACTTAATATCCATTCTGTGAAATACTTGTGAATATGTGTTTTTGTTCAGTATTGTAATATTTGGAAAGTTCAGTATAGTTATTTCTCCTTTTGAACCATTCCATAGCTCAACTTTATCACCAATTTTTATTTCAATCTTTTTCATTATTTAAAGTTTTATGAGAAGCCCAGCACATAACAGCGTGTATAAAAAATGGCGGGTTCTCGGTTAATTTAAAGTTTTGTAATTCTAATTAAGTTCTACGTTTGCTGAAAGTTTCGGTTTCTAATTCCGCCACTTCTTATACACGCAAAACGTTAGGCGCAATTAATCGACAACATCCAAATTGACATAATCATCAATCAAAAAACCATCGTTCCAAAAAAACAGACTACCCTTTTTGAGTGTCGTTTCTTTGTGCGGCTCTTTGCCTCTTAGTGTTCCGTAGTGCGGAGTTGCAAGTTTAACATCAAATTTACGTCTTTGAATTAGTCCTTCGCACCGTACGCCATCGGAGTTGATGAAATAGACTTTATCGCCTTCTTTTACCTTTTTTCCATTAAAAAGGGTAGCTGTTTTCTGTTGAAATAAGTTGAACATTATTCTGAAATTTAACTGCGCCCAACAGCGGTTTAGCGCAATGCCGCTGAAAGTGCATTGGTTAATAATTAAGTTAGTTTATGCGGCACTGCGCCAAGCCGCAAAACGTTAGCCATTAAGCTGCGCACGTTTAATCAAAACCCCCAAGAATTGCGGTAGGAGGCGCAAAACTCAGGGGATTGTAAAAGGTCTTTAGTTGCTCCTACACAACATTACAAAGATAAGCATAAAAATGACATTTCCGACAAAACCACAAAAATATTTTTTTACTCTCCTAATTTAATACTATTCACCCGTTTTCCAACTTACTCACCTGCTGCATGATACTTTTTGCCGTGGCTATAAGCGACTGCATATCTTCATTCTGTGAAACCTTTGCCTTATCCCACATAGCACCATCGCCAAGCAGCAACCACCTGCCTGAAATCATATACCGCCTCATAACAGCCTGCATGAGTTCGATAGATGGTTTCCTGCGGCTATACGTTATGCTTACTAAATAGGTATTAGGGCGCACCCCGATACTCCTGGCGAAGTCGGTGGCATTTAATCCCGTGGTAAGGCGCAATTCCTCGATGCGCTTGTTGATGGCTAATTCATTTTCCGTCATGGTTTATAAAATTAGTTGAACACAGTCAATCATTTTAAAGATTACGGTAATAAAGGAACTAACAGCACTCATAGTTTTTACAAGGGTATTTTTTATTTTAGGGCAGCCGCAGGCACTATGGGTGATCTTTAAATTTCCTCGGCTCCCATCCCTTCCCCCGACCTTAGTTCTGGTACTTTTCTGCTCAGTTCTTCATTTGCTGCTGATAGTTTTAAAATTGCTTTTGCTTGATTGTTTAATGTCGCAATCAGATTTTCTAATGTTTCATTCGTCATAATAAGATTGTTAAAATTGTTGGACTTTGATTCTTCCACTATCTCGCCCATTTTAATATCCTATTTAAACATATTTCCTTCATCGTAAAGCAAATAATCTGGATTAACATTAAAGTTTTCTTCAAGCAGCTTGATCAACTTCTTATTAACCGGATCGCTTCCAGCCTATATATTCTTATATGAATATTTATTTGTGTATGCTAACCGCTGAGCAAAATCCTCGTACCTGTCAAATCCGAGTGACGTTCTTATAAGCATCAGACGTTCAGTTATTTCGCTCATTTTGTTATTTGGAATCGTTATAAATTACAGATAATATGAAAAATATTTAGATTTTCTAGAATCAATTCAGATTTTTTATACTATCTTTGTCGGTGTAATTTTGTAATCACAATCACTTTTAATTAACGGTGCAATTTTAATTACAAAGTTACAACAAAAAGTTACAAATTATTCACTTTAAACAATTTATTTTATGACTACTGAAAAAACCTACATCAGCCCTGTAAGGCAGAGGAGAGAAAAGATGAAAAAAGAGATCATCGAATCTTACGAAGCGATTAAGAAAAACAAGAACAACTCTGTGACTGAGTGGCGCAGACAAATAGCTTCTGAGTATGGAATATCAGAATCTACGGTAAGTAACTATTTAAGGAACAGAGACAAATAACACAGCCATGAGAACAATAAAGTTTAAGGCATACCACAAAGGACTAAAAGATTTTTTTTGGTTCGATATAATGAACGGGCAAAGCTCAATACCTGGTGGTGGTTATATTCCAATGGTAAGAATGGGTGAACCATTGTCAATATATAAACATCGTGATAATGAAGTGTTGATAGCCCCGACAGAATGTGAAATAATGCAATTTACTGGTCTAAAAGACAAAAACGGCGTTGAGATTTATGAGGGGGATATTGTAAAGGTAGATGATTCTTGCTGCGGAAATCCTTTAGACGGATATAATGACGGAGTGTATGTAGTTGAGTACGTTTTACCTGATTGTGCTTTCGTTTTAGCACAAACCGATAAAAGATGTGCTATAAACTTTAGTGAGGTAATGGAATACGAAGTAATCGGAAACATTCACGATAAATAATTAAGACAATGGAAACAAAATTCACAAAAGGGGAATGGTTAATTGAAGAATGCCCTTCGCAATTAGAATCAACTATTACATCTACAAATGGTAAGCGGATTTGTGTGGTTAAATCTTATCCGGGTAGGCTATTTAATGATCCGGATGCAAACGAAAGAATAGCCAACGCCAAACTAATTGCAGCGGCTCCGGATTTGTTGGAAGCGTGTATTATGTCAAGAAATGCTATTGCTTCACTTGCCAATGAAGGATCTGAACCAGCAACCAACTGTTTGAACGCAATTGAATCAGCCATCAAAAAAGCAACTGAATAAGTATGCTGACAGACGAAGACATTGAACGAATAGCATATGCGGTAGTAAGAAAGTTAAACGAACCATTTATAAGCTATAACGCAGCTTGCGATAGGTACAAACGAACAAATGTTGACAACTGGATAAAAGCAGGTTCGATACACCCAGCAAGCGATAAAAAGAAAATGCGAATAAGCACTTCTGAATTGGAAATAGCATCGAAACAAAACAACTCACTTAACAAATATCACAAACGTGGAACTCACACAAGAACAAATCGAAAAAATGTCAGCAACAGAGCTGATCGAGTGGATTCACTTATTCCTTGATGAACTTTCAAAAAGATACCCTAACGGAATTTAAAACCCAAACAAAATGAAAAAAGACACTTCAATGATCGGATTTGCCATAGGTATAATAGGTGTTATCCTTGTAATAGGATTCATAACACACCCGATAATAACCGGAACCATACTTGCCATTGTATGTATCGGAATGCTCGTAAAAGCCTTCTGCGTTGTTGCAAAAGAACACACCGATGGTGTATTCCCCGAAGATCGGTATTATTCACCAGGGCCGGATAAGTTTTAACACAATAAATGACACAACAACACGTTAGTATTTAAAACTGTCACAAAATGATAACGCAACTGATTTCAAAAAAAGAGGAAAACGGATTAACAAGGCACTATGTTTACCTTGATGGGCTTTGCGTTTTTGCCTCATATAATGAAATGGATGCAAAGGTTAACCGTGAAAGGATTGAGGCAAGGCAGCACACGCCGGAGGCAACAGAAAGGCGGCAGAAGTATGCTGAAATGTTAGCTAAAGAAAACGCAGACCCGACAGTTTATATCTTCTCAATCTGTCATAAGGGTAACGCCCCATTTATGATACACGGTGAGCCTACAATACTGTACGCTTATTCATTCTCAACAGTGATTTGTACCTACAAGGTATTAAATTCTTCGATAGAGGAATACGTGCAAAAAGGTGGTAAAATAATTTCAATAGAACGTCAAGTATATGAAAAACTATCCAAACCCAGCCATACAATCAATGATTCTGCTGAACACATTGGAGTATGCAAAACAAAAAAACATTCCATCAGACGAGGATTGCGTACACTGTAACGGCAACGAAGAATCAAGCTGCTGTGGCGCAAGAATAGTAATATCTGATATATGTTCAGAGTGCGGTGAACACTGCGACAACGCCTGTACTGAATGTATTGTAGTTAAATCAGCAAATTAATCTTAAACACTTTAACACTACAAATATATGGAAATTATCGCTAAATCAAATGGAAGTGGGAACGGTTACGACCCTGTACCTGCCGGAAATTATGTTGCACGTTGTTTCTCTATGGTTCACATAGGGACTGTACCCGAAGAATACCAGGGTGAAGTAAAGATGCAGAACAAAGTACGCATCACATGGGAACTCCCCACGGAAACAAAAGTTTTCAAGGAGGAAAACGGTGAGCAGCCGTATGTACTCAGCAAAGAGTTTACTTTATCCATGCACGAGAAGTCAACCCTTCGTAAGTGGTTGGAATCATGGAGGGGTAAAGCATTTACACAGGCAGAATCAGATGGTTTTGACGTTGCCAAATTGATATATGCTCCGTGCATGCTTAATGTTATCCACAAGGAAAAAAAAGACGGTCAGATTCGTGCTGATATTGCTTCTGTTTCCGCAATGCCTAAAGGTCTTGAATGCCCAAAAGCAATCAACCTTCCGGTTCTATTTTCGGTAAACGAGTTCGACCAAAAAGTTTTTGACACATTCCCGGACTTCCTGAAAGACAAAATCAGAAGTAGCAAGGAATACAAAAACATGCAGCAGCCAAATGCTACCGAAACACCTGCAGCACCGCAAACAGATGATGATCTTCCCTTCTAATCTTAATTGATGTTAAGTGTCGGATAACACAATATGGGTGTTAACGGGTTCGATTCCCTACCGACACCAAACCATTAAAACAAAACACATGGAAAATCAATTATCAATTATCGTAAAAGAATCAGGGCTTGAACAAACGAAAGCGCAAGTCTTATTGTCAAACTTTAGTAACTATTTCGACATTGCTGCCGAGTGGGAAAACAAAGCAAAAATGTTAGTAGTAACAGACGAAAGCCAAAAGGTCGAAATGAAAATGGCTCGTGAAGGGCGTTTGTTTCTGAAAGAAAAACGTGTAAATATTGAAAGAACACGCAAAGAACTGAAAGAACAATCGCTTCGTGAGGGACAAACAATTGATTCAATTGCCAAAATTCTGAAAAACCTTATTGAGCCAATTGAAGAACACCTGGAAAAGCAGGAGAAGTTCATTGAAATAAAGGAGGCAGAACGCAAGGCAGCAAGAAGGGAAGAACGTGTAAATATTTTAACATCCCTTGAATACGACTTCACATATACCGATTTGCTCAACATGCCCGATTCGTCATTTGATGAACTTGTATTGAAAATCAAAAACGAACAAGATGCAAAGATAGAAGCTGCAAGAATTGCCGAAGAACAGCGCATTGCAAAAGAAAAGGCCGAAAGGGAAGAACAGGAGCGAATCAGACTTGAAAACGAAAGGCTTAAAAAAGAGGCAGAAGAAAGAGAAAAGGTACTTGCAGAAGAAAGAAGGAAGGCTGAAAAGGAACGCATGGAACTTGAAGCAAAAGCAAAGGCAGAGCGTGAAGAAGCAGAACGCAAGGCTGAATTGGCAAGAAAAGAAGCAGCAGAAAAAGAGCGCAAACAACGTGAAGAAGCAGAACGTTTGCTTGCAATTGAACGTGAAAAACAAGCAAAACTCGAAGCTGAATTAAAAGCAAAGGTGGAAGCAGAAAGAAAGATTCAGGAAGAAAAAGAGCGCATTGAAAAAGAGCAAAAAGTAGCCGAATCAAAAGCGGCAAAAGCACCCGACATTGAAAAGCTGAAAACGTTTGTAGCTTCAATACAATTGCCCCAAATGCCCGAATTGAAATCAGCAGATTCAATCGAAAAAGCAGATTCAATAGTTTCAAAATTCAACAGTTTCAAAAACTGGGCTTTATCCCAAATTGATTCAATTTAATAACAAAAGCCATGAACAACGCATTAAGTGAAATAGCAAACCTTCCAGAAACGGAAGAAGAAGTAAAATCCTTTGTCACAAAAGCGATAAAAGAAGTTAAATCAGGGCAGTACGATAAGCAGCATATAAAAAAGAAACTGCATTATTCGACCATTGCTTTTCGTATGATTCGTAATTCTATCGGATAATATGAAATTCGTTCACCCATGTCGTATAAGCAACGGTAAGTTGTCATATAAGCAGCGTAGTGTCGCCTTATCCGACATTTCCAAACTAAAAGATGGTGATTATACATACACCCTTGAACGTGTCACCAAAAAGCGCACATTAAGCCAAAACGCATACTTGCATTTGCTCATAGGTTTATTTACAAAAGAGCTTAACGAACTTGGAAACACATTTTCAGAACAGAAGGTTAAAGAACTTTTAAAGTTCAAGTTCCTAAAGGTTGATGAAATAGACCAAAGCACAGGTGAAGTTATAGGACAGCGCATAAGGCACACCAGTGAATTAAACACCGAAGAACTAAACAAATTCATTGACGATATTATTCAGTACGGGGCAGAAATGTTCCACTTTAATCTTCCTTATCCAAACGAACAATTAACACTTAGCGAATTATGACAACACTAATCAGACCTATTAACAAGCTGGCGCAAGTCCAGGTAAGCGGAGCGCAGCAGTTCATTGTGAATGCTACAAACCCACAAATCGAACTCAACACCAACGAGGCTATACAAAAGAGCCGAAGCACTCCATTCGTTAACTTCATTGTATTTTCAAATCTTCCTGAAAAGTTCATAGAGGCAGCCGACAGACACGGGCTGACAGACGAGATCAGAAAGTACAAGGATATGAAAATGACCTTCCCGAATCACACAGACCCCATTAAGCGGTTTGTTAGTTTTCTTAAACGCCACAAATAACGCAACATGGAAGACCCCGTAATATACTCCCCGAAGCAAGCAGAACAATACCTGCAACTAAACCCGGACGCTAAAGAACAACTCCACAGCGATGCCAGCAACCACATGAAGGAACTTGGCGAAGCGTTTTTAACGCATAAACTCATGCTCAGGCACTTTCTCGAATTTTCGCACAGAGATGTATTTCTTTTCAAGTACGATGAAGAAACACGCACATGCACAATAGTTAATCCCGACAACTTCAAAAAGCCGTTTTCTTTCAGTCTGTAAATTTATTTTGTTAAAATTGTCGGAAATGTCATTTTAATGTGTATATTTGTAACGTGATTAAGGCTTCCAACCATGAAAGATATTATTAACCATAATTCCTGCTTTGAATTACCCCCTGCGCCTCGGTTGGAAGCCTGCGTGTGGGGGTTTTTCTTTGCAGGGAAATAACAACATGGAACGCAAATCAGATTACTCAAAACAACTTCTTGACCCTCGCTGGCAAAAGAAAAGATTAGACGTAATGCAGCGGGATAATTTTTGCTGTCAATTATGTGGTGATAATGAAAGCACGCTTAATATACACCACACCCATTATATTTACGGTAAAAAACCTTGGGAATATGATATTAGTACCCTTAAAACACTTTGCGAAAATTGCCACAAAGAAATTACGCAGTATAAAAAAGAAGCCGAAAGACTAATTGAGGAATATTCATGGCTTGGGTCTAAAAACATGATCAAGGTTATGAAACACGCAAGCGATTTATTCCCTAATGATATTGATATGCTGTGCGACTTATCTGAAATTATAAAATCAACCAGGGAAGTGATTTTAAGAAATGACATGGAAAGTTCATCTGACCCATTTGAATCTAAAAGAACCAACGAGCAGTATGATAAAATTTTTAATGGAATGCTGATTCAACTCATAACAGAATATTTAAATAAATAATCATGGCTAAAGACCCTGCTTTCTTATTTTATCCAAACGACTGGCTTGGTGGAACACTCGGAATGACTTTCGAGGAAAAGGGGGCTTATATGGAGTTGTTGATGCTTCAATTTAATAGAGGTCATATGACCTCTGATATGGTAGGTCAAGTGGTAGGTCAACTGTGGGTCAAAATATCCGATAAGTTCATTCAAGACGATGCTGGACTGTGGTATAACGAAAGGCTTGATATTGAAAAAGAAAAACGTAAAGCGTTCACTAACAGCAGAAAGAATAATTTAAGTGGTAATAATCAGTACAGTACAGATAAAGTACATATGGAAGGTCATATGACCACCCATATGGAAAATGAAAATAATACTTCTTATTTACATAAAGATAGTAATAAGCCAAAATCAAAAATTGATCCTGTTGTTGTTGAAAAGTTTAGAAACTTCAATATTTGGCTAAGTGAAAACTGTGGACGTGTTCAACAAATGAAAACGCAAGTAACATTAGCCAATTTTGACAAGCTGGTAAAATCATACACCGATGATGAAATAAAAGACGTACTGTTATCAATGGAGAATAACAGCAATCTTTTAAAAAAATACGAATCTGTTTATCTGACAATAATAAACTGGATTAAACTTTCACGTAAAAGAACCGCATAATGTTTGTAGAATTAGTAGAACGAGGAATCACAAATAGGGGTAAGATTGTACCTATTGGGGCTGTTGGTATTTCTCCACGGGATTACGAGGCGTATATTACGCTTTTCCCATTTGACAAAAGCATAAATAACTACGTAAAGACCCACGGCACAATAAAAGACTTCAAAGGTCAACACTCTTTACTCAGCATCCCTATTGACATTGATAACGACAACGACCTTGAAGGAAGCAGAAAAAGCACGTTGTCGATTATCGAAAGGCTTAACATGGTGTATAATATTTCGCCTGACGAATTATTTATTTACTACTCAGGGAACAAGGGCTTTCACGTTATGCTTGTTGATAAGCTAATTGGCTCTGGGGGGATATTCTATGATTCAGTAGGCGCAAGGTGCAAGTCGTTTATTTTTGATAAGTTTGGCGATATACCCAATATTGACGGTAAAATTTATGAAGATCATAGGATATTCAGAATACCAAACAGCCTCCATGTAAAAACAAACAGGTATAAAGTTGAGATTACTTACGAAGAATTAAAACAAGGATGTGAGTTTATTATAAACCTATCCAAACAGCCAAGATTTGTTAAGCGAAGGATAGCATATTCGGATATTAGAGTTAACAGATTACTTGCTGACGACTTTAGCGGCTATGTAGTCGGAACCACAATCAGAACAGAAACAGGAAGGGTTGATGTAGGATTCTGGGGAGCAATGGAAAAGGGTATCCGGAATGACGGTTACTACAAACAAGCATGTGCTTTATTTACACATTCAGAGTTAAGCGAAAAATCTATTCTTGAAATAATATACTCAATCAATCAATCATCCAGAGAGCCATTAACAGCAAGTGAAATTCAAACGGTTGTAAGGTCTGCGTATCAAAAATCAAAAACAAAGCAGATACAGGCTGAACAATCAGAAAGAATATACACGTTCAAAGATGCTGTTCCGTTGTGGCTGGATTCAATAAAGCCAGAAAAAAACAAATTAACATTAGGGTTTGAATCCTTCGATGTTGAAATGAGGGGGAAGCTAAGAGGTAAGGTTTGCGATGTAATCGGATATGGCGGAAGTAAAAAATCATTATACGCTCAATGGGTTGGTTATAAAAACGTACTTAAAAAGCAGAGGGTTTTGTACTCAACAATGGAAATGGGTATCCCCGACCTTATGACAAGGGCAATAAACATGAGCGTTGAAGGTGAAAGATATTCGGGCGCATTAGAACTTGAAGTTATGGATAAGTCAAACCCGCAAGGAGTTGTTGACTTCCTGGATAACAAAATTGAAAAGCTGTTCTGTGATTATCTTCTTATGACCGACAGCGTTGCCATGACAGCAGAAAAATATGATAAGTTGATTGAAAACATAAACCAGAGAACCGGACTGTTAGATATTCTTATCATTGACGGACTTGGAATGATGGGCGGAAACGGAACGGAAACAGAGCGATACAGCGAAGCTACAAAAGAACTAAAAGACCTGGCTAAGAAACACAACATATTTATAATACTTATTTGCCATGTTTCAAAAGGCGAAGAACGTGATTCAAAAGATTTGAGCAGGGCAATACGATCAAGTGAAAAAATCATTGACAACTGCGACTTTTACATTTCGCTTGCTCAATTTAAACTTATTGACGTTGACGGTAGGCCAACATATAACAATAAATACGGTAACGCAAGACTTGTGAACAAGCGTGGTTCTGGTGCTGTAATAGATCAATTCTTTCAACTCGGTAATTTGGTAATGGACTTTTTACCATGCGAAGAAAACGCAGTAAAAGTTGTAGGTTCAACATCATCTGCATTTTAACCCCATATAACGCACCTTACCCCCAAACCAATACAAACCACTATACCAACAATAAAAGTTTAACACAGCGCATAAAAAACGTATCTACGGGCAAATTAGAATGACATAACAACACAACAAAATTACAAACCGACAAAAACGCAATATTTTGAAACAAAAATTGACATCCACCCAGCAGTTAGCATTCGACTTCCCGGAGCCTATACGCAAGAGACTTGTAACTATGATTTCAATAAAGAATGTTTTGAAAGAAGCAAAAGAAACCATAAATAAATACAGCCATGAACACATTACACCGCCTTTATCACAGTGAAGAAGCAAGGTTAATCCTGCATTTTCTGGTGTTAACAATTTTAGCCATGTTACTGCTATAACATTCTAACTGTAAACTACTTATGAGAATATTAAACCTGTATGCCTGTTTAGGTGGCAACCGCTATAAATGGGGAGAAGAACACGAAGTTACAGCCGTGGAACTTGACCCTGAGCTAGCACGAATGTATAAAGAGCGATTCCCGAATGATACTGTAATTGTAGCGGATGCACACCAATACCTACTTGATCATTACAAAGAATTTGATTTTATATGGAGTAGCCCACCATGCCCATCACACTCACGGGCCAGGTACTGGAGCAGTTCAAACTATAATACCACAACAGAGGCTGTTTACCCAGACATGAAGTTGTATGAAGAAATAATTTTTCTTGATAATTATTTTGACGGCAAATACACGGTAGAAAACGTAATACCATACTATGATCCTCTAATACCCGCACAAAAAAGAGGCAGGCACTTGTACTGGTGCAACTTTAAACTCCCATCAGTAATTAGCAGCAGGGATATTAATATTAGTAGCGGAAATGACGAAGTTAAAAAACTATGTGAATTTCACGAAATTGATTTAAGCACATACAAGGGAGAACAAAGAAAAGACAAGATTGCCCGCAACCTGGTTGACTACGAAGCCGGAAAAACAATACTCGATACAGCTATGGGCATAATACGAAGAAGTAACATAAGACAAAAAGATTTATTCCTTGACGTTGAACAACACTCATTATTAAAACCATGATCAGAATAATAGGCTTCACCATCCACAACGGGCATACCCACGGCTTCACAGAGATAGAACCGCCAATAGTTGCATTCTCACTAAAGGAAGCCATTGATTTTCAGGATAGCATCACATGGGAGTATGTCATTAACTACTGCTTGAAGCACAACAAGAAAACGGGCTTCCGTGACCCTGTAAGCACGCACATAACCTATGTTGATTCAGATAGTATATTAAAAAGAACAAATGGAAGCAACCACAATAAATAAATACTCGAAACGCTCAGTCCCCTGGCTACGCAAAAAAGCAGGAGAGATATTCAGAAAATGGATAAGGCAACGTGATGAAGGATTAGGATGTATAAGCTGCGGATCGCACAACTCTATTCAGGCAGGGCATTTCTATTCAGCAGGCCATTATCCAGGATTAGAGTTTGACGAACACAATGTTAACAGCCAGTGCTTACAATGCAACTATCACAAGCACGGCAACCTGTTAGAGTACAGAAAGAACCTCGTTAACAAAATAGGCAACGAGGCTGTTGATATGCTCGACTACAAAGCGGCACAGTTCAAAAGAAGCGGATACAAGCACGATAGGTTTAGGCTAATTGAGATTATTGAGAAGTATAAATAACCCTATCGATTTCGATATGTTTAAACAGCCTTCTTACTCATCTTCTCGAAGTAAGTTTCAAAGATAGATTCTATCTTCTTGCTTTCATCTTCATCGGGTGCGTCCGGTGCTGGCTTCGGGAAGAACATATCGTATAAATCCTTTGCCATTTGATTATAGCGTATAATATCATTCTTTTCTTTAAGAGCCTTTAGGTTGTCGAACATTTCATGCACAACACCATCGGAGTTGAACCGATCTCTTGCAGCGTTTCTTACGGCAGCTATCACGGAATTACCACTTCCAACCGGCCTGCCGTTTCTATTGTTGGTCATTCCTTTTCTTAGTCCCATAACTAAAGTCTTAGTTTTGTAATTATCAAATTTTACAAATGAGTAATAAAACTACTCATTATAACAGTTTAGCAAATCTATCTTCGTACAGCACATCAACCTGTTGTAATGTAGCCTGGTCTTTGGCACATGCAAACACAAGGATATAGTACTTAAAGTTCCCCGGTATTCTGTTAATCCTAAAATCATTCCCCGATGTGCGCTTGGAGTAATTTAGCACCTGGAAGTTGGCTGCATCGTTACTACCGTATAACAGCAGCACAGCGTTCTCCCCTTCCGGCACGGTATAGTCAGCCCTTAACACAATCTTATCAATCCGTTTAGACAGCAAAGAGGCAAGGTTTAACGGCCTTGTTTGCAACATAAGGTACTTACATTCACTGTCGGCATTAGCAGCCTCAGAATCGAGATAACAAAGTGTATATGTGTGATTTGTGTCCTCAGAATGCTTAACGCCTATCATCCTGCCACCAATTACAAGCGACCTTTCAAATGATTCAGTGATTTTAGCCCACGATTCGTTGTACAAACTAAAAACATAAGAGTACTTATAACTTGCATTTGTTACAATTATTTCTTTATTTTCAACATCGTACATTACCTTACACCCCTGTAAATAGTTCAAAAACGGCACGGTAGATAGAAAATAAACGACATTTGGAACAGTTAACCCCGTGAGAGCAGCATTAAAATAGCTATCAGCACCAATAGGGTTGATAATTGCGCCCTCAACGGGTATAGATAGTTCTTTTACCTCGTTGCCTGACAATATCCTTAATCCCTCCTTGGCTGCGAACACAACGGAGCCAGATATGCCCGCAAGGGAATCCCTGCTTAAAAGTATCTCGTTATTGATTTGCTGAATAGAAGCATACAATACTTCACCGTTGCCGTGCTGCATTACAAACCAACCCGCATCCGTATTGACGTAAATAGGGAACTGCCCGAATTGACCGTCACTCATTGTGGATTGAGCCGTGATAATGGCTTTAACATTGTTGTGAGTCATGCCAATACGGTAAGAGTTTTTGGAATCCCAATAAAACGGGTTAATGATTCCCGATACTTGCACCCGGTTTGTGTCGGTGTAGCTGTCTGTGTCAACCGTAACATCGTCTGACGGCATGGCTGTTCCTGCTGTAAGATCGGTAGGAAGCACAAGCATATTACACGGCAGGAATCTATCTGCGTTTATGTCTGATACGGCATACGCAAAGTTACCTTCTGGATTTGCTTTTAGGTCGAAGTCTTTTAAGAAAAACCTATCCGTTCCGTGTGTATAGAAGTAACGAATCTTTGTTGCCCTGTAGTCTGGGTAGCTTACAATGCTGTTTAAGGATATGGCTTTATTTGTGCCGTCTGAATATACGGGTATTCCGGCTGATAGTGTTAGCTGAATAAAGCTATTTGTTTGTATAGTCATATCCAACTCATAAGTCATTGGATCGGGTTCAACTCCAACTATGGCATCTATGCCATAAATAGAAAATGTAACAACATCGCCAATGAGCAGTAATATGTTATCTGTTATGGTGTTTGTTCCGGCAACAACGGTGTATTGTCCCCTTACCACTCCGTTAACAAGCATTTGCAGATACACACCACCAACAACGGGCGTTCCGGCAAGTATATCTGAATTGAGTGTATAAAGACCGTTATAAGGAGCTACAAACTTATGTAAAACAACATCGAGCGCATTAAGCGTATCTGTTATCTCTGAATCGAATCCAAAATCAAATGTATGTGTTGGATTGGGTCCGGAATACGGTATTGATTCTGTATATACTATATCTGCTGTTATCTTACCTTTTGACGTGCCTGAATGTGATGAATCCGGCTGTATGATTATATCAGAAGTAACAACACGCCTACCCTTGTCCGTTGTTATCCACGCCTGCGAATACAGTTTAAAGTCTGTATCTGTTAGCGTTTCGTACTCATCATAAGCACCAAAGAAATCAGTACGGTACGATGATGGTGCTATTAACTCAGAACCCCACCCATTAAACGTTGTACCCGTTAACTGTTTGATATACATTGATTCATTAAACAGTTGATTGAGTGGCTTCGATAGTTTTGTTTTGATACCACCCACATGCAGCCTGGAGTTGTATTGGTAATCACAATACGGCAATAAGGTATGATGCGTAAACGAATCAATGGGCAAAAGTTTCTCTGCCGAAATCTCGTCTTTGTAGTTTAGCAGCACCCGCCCGCTTGTTCCTTCGTATTGACCTGCATAAGTACCCGATGAAGCCTTTTTAACCAAATCGCTCATGGATACGCTACCGCCTAAGTATAGTTGACCTGTGTTGTACGAATCTGCATATTTTTCAGGCAATGGTGGTACAAATGATGCCCCGCCAGCACCCGTTGACATAGACCACTTATCAATAGTTATGTTCCAGTCGCACGAATCAACAGGGCGTGATGTGAATATATCCAGGCTTTCAATTATGCCTGCATCATAAAACTTTTTTAGCATGTCTGCCTGTGCTAATGTGAAGCTGTAGTAAACAGCCACCTTTGCCATTGACATGTAGTTTATGACAGCACTGTAATCACTACCCGACTTTGCCACGCTAAGACTTGCTATTGCGCTGTTATACCCTGCATGGTGAACAATAGGGATAGAATGCAGTATATACGAGCCATCAAACAACTTGAACGCTAATCTAACCTGAATAGTTCCCCTCGCATACCCGTCTTTGTATTTCTTTTCAATCTCTTTATACAGGCTTCCGAGTGTTTGCAGGCGCATATACTCATAAATATTCCGTGTTCCGAAGCCGTAATCAGGATATAGCCCTTCCGAATCCGTGAAGGTGTCGGATATAACGCCTGTAACATCTATCCTGTCCGTATCTCCCACCTGAACAAGCGGTAAAGGAATACTTGACAAGTCAATGTATGCAGTGTCCTTCCAATATAGCATGTATTTAGTTGATTCACACCACACAATAAGCGTGTTACCCAAGCAACTAAACCTATCAAATACAGTTACTTCCGGCAGGGTAAGCACAGTTGTAATAACCTGTGATTCCACACCGTCAGTGTAAAGAATTGTGTTAACGGTACGGTCTGATTCTTTGTAGGCAACATACGTGTTATCTGGCAGCACGGGATGATAAAACAAACCCTTTTGCTCAAATGCCGTAACAGCGTAGCGACCTTTTGATTTGTCGTTAACACCACGCCACGACTGGTCTTTGTAGCGCATGTTGATAGCTTCAAGCAGCGACCCGTCTTTTGAATCTCTGTTTGTTGTGTTTCGGACAATTCCGGATGGTATTATTGATTTGATTTGTTTTGTCATGCCGTGTTTTGTTTAAAAGTTGGAGTGAGGAAGTTAACCGGGACGAAAGCCCGTTAATGGCTTTTATTTGCAACTTATTACCAAAATTTACCTTGTACTATCACTCCAACTTAAAATTCATACTCAAACAACCATATATTCCTACCCATCAGCAGCCGTGCGGTAAGTTCGCAGTCTTGCAGATTAGTGTACTTCTCAGATACACATATTACCTTGCCATTTCTCGACTTCACAACGAAATGATACCGTTGCTTCATCCACCGCCTTGATTTTTTGATGATTATTTTCATGGTATTTAACGTTAGGTGGGTTAAACTTAAATTATGTGTTTGTTATTTAAGTTTCATGTTGCGTGGCTTAAAACGCACAAAATTACCCTCATCTTCCTATAAATTTATGACAAAAAAGCACATTTTATTGTTAGTTTAACACTAATATAAAGCATAAAATGGGCTAATTTGCAGGAAATTATATCACTATGTTAGGTGCAATAGCAGGAGCAGCCATAGGCGTTGGCGGCTCAATACTAAGCCAGATAATGGCTAACAAAGCGCAGAAGAAATCAGATGCTTATCTTGCACAGAGGCGTAACGACCTCGCTGGCAAGTTAAACTATTCACAGAACGTTGATTACCTCAATACCGATGCCGCCCGTAACGTGCTTTCACGAGTGCGTAAGAACATGGATGAAACCAACAAGTCAGTTCAGAACTCAGCAATACAGGGAGGCGCAACACCCGAAGCCGTTATAGCCACACAAGGAAAGTTACAGGACAAATACCAGGATGCTGTTACCGACTTAGCCGGACAAGGCGAAGTGATAAAACAGCGTGATAGGTTCATGTATGAGAACTTAGGCGCAAACCTTGACAATCAGCAGCAGGCAAGCCTCAATCAGAAGATAGCCAACGCAGGGCAGGTAGGAACGAACTTCAACAATGCTTCCGGTGCTGTGCTGAACGCATGGGCAAATGGGGCGTTTGCAGGAAAGAAACCACAGAAACAACTTGTATCTGATTATAAGTTCAAACCAGGAACAACAGCGACAACTGAAGAAATGCCTGAACCTGAACCAATGTTAAACGTACAGTAATGAAAAAACATAAAATGTTAGAAAACCAAAATTTCGGTAAAGCAATTAAAGCCCTTAAAAAGGGTAAAAAGGTTTTAAGGTGCGGTTGGAACGGTAAAGGCATGTATCTGATATTGATTCAGGGATACCCCGTAAACGGACACTTGAACCCTGATAGTATTGGAGATTGTCATACTCCAAGCTCCGGATTACCATCACACATACCTGACGGTAAACAGAACAAAACACAAGGGTATCCGGGGCAAATGCTTTCGCATATTGTAATGAAAACAGAAGGTGATTCGCACTATTGGGGATTAGGATACTCTGATTATGTTCCGTGGGATGCAAGTCATGTAGATATTTTAGCCGAAGATTGGTGCATACTTGATTAATAAAAATAATATGAAATTCAGAAAAAAACCGGTAGTAATCGAGGCCGTACAACTTACACCTGAAAATATTGATGAGTGCATTGCCTTTTGTGGTAGTTGTTTAAAGGCACACCCATTAACGGGTGTTGTTATAGAAACGCTCGAAGGCAATATGCTTGCTTCTAAAGGTGATTGGATTATAAAGGGAGTTAATGGAGAGTTTTACCCATGTAAGCCCGACATCTTTGAAAAGACATACGAACCTGTAAAGGATTAATCAATGAAAATACTCGACCTTCTTCCCGATAAAGAAACAGACAACATAGTGGCCTCCGTTCCGGCAGGCTCTTTTGTTGTGCCTAAAGATGTACCCGTAAAGCTAACAGAAGGCGAACAAGTAATACCGCCGGATAAAGTACCCGTGGTTGATGCAAAGGTTAAAGCCGCAGGAGGAAACGGAATACAAGACCTTGCACCGCAGAGATACACGGTAAACAATCGGGATTTGACATGGGATGAATACAAAACAGGTTACACCGAAAGCCAACTGAGGGGCAAAAAGGAAATCCCGCAGGTGGTAGTGCCACAAGCAAAGAACGCTAAATATCTGAATCAGACCGCACCTGTAAGATTCAACAACGATGGTAGCATTACCAACCTTGACAACATGCAGGAACTTGAAACAGGGGGATTTGTTAACCCGCAGTTAGACGAGAACGGTGAACCCATTGAACCATTACAACCCGTTAATACAAACCCGACCGTTGTAGATGCTAATACAGATTTGGCACAACAGAACCAACGGGCAGCACAAGCAAGCGAAGCATATCTGAACAAAGATATTGCCGACATGCAAAACAATAACCCACAAATACCCATATCACAAGGCAACGACCGCATAGATTCCGACACCGAAAAGATAAAAGCCCTGTTTGATGTAACTGTGCCAAAGTTTGACGAGGCACGGGCAGAACGGTTAAAGAAAGTAGCCGCTTCAAACGCCATAGGGCAAACACTGTCTTCGGCTATAACGGGATTAATGGCACGCAAGACAGGCGCACCTGTAGTTGACACACGTACAGGTATCACATCAGCAGCCCTCGACCAATATAACAAAATGCTTGCCGAGGACAAAGGATATAAATACCAGGCAGCCATAGGCAAAACCAGTGCCGCAATGGAAGGTATCAAAGAGAAAGCCGCTAATGAGGCTGCAAATGCACGTTACAACAATCAGTTGCTTGCCAACACGCAGAACCTTATCAATAAATTCAAACTTGATAAGTATGCCCGTGATGAAGAATACCGCAGAAGGGCAGATGAATTGACTATGAAGTGGGGATTCACACTTGCTGAACTTGCCAAGAAAAACGAATACGACCAGAACAAAACCATTCAGGAGGCTAATTTACGAATGAAACAGGCACGGTATGAGCAGGGACAGATGAATTACAGAGCTAAACTGAACAATCCCAACGGTGCAAACGGACAGGATGTGATGCAATACTTTGACCCAAACGATGGAACAACTAAGACCGTTGACAGGAGCAAAGCGTTATGGGTGGTTCAGCAAGCCGTAAGCGACCCCAAAAACGTTGATGATTCAGGAAGGCCGCTATACAAAGTAAGTGACTTCATCGTGAAAGGAACAAACGGACAGTATGAAGTATCACCCGACTACGCAGCGCAGGAAAAGAAATACGGTGGATCATATAGTAATCAGCCGTTAGGCCCTGTATATAACCCACAGTTCAACGACCCTGACATACCACAGTCGCAACCTGTAAGACAAGCAGCCCCCAAGACTGCAAACAAACCTACATACAAAATTGAAACCTGGTAATCATGCCCGAAGGAAAAAGATATTTCGTTAACAACGGTCAGAAACAAGCCGTTGCAGAATCACAGGCACAAGCATACTTAAAAGACAACCCACAAGCACAGGAAATGGCGTTGTTTAACTTAGGGGATGGCAAGAAATCTGCGGTTCAGATAAACGCTTTGCCTGACTTTTACAAAGACCACCCCGAAGCAAAGCCTTATTATAACGAAGATGCGCCCTATTTAGCCGACACATACGGCAAAATGGCTTCGGGTGCTTACAACAACCTTATCGAAGCCGGTAAACAGGGCGCACAAATCAGTTGGGATGATCAGAAAGCAGCAAAGAAACAGCCATACAAGCCGCTTGAAACCATTATGCCCGGTGGCGCAGGGTACAACGCAGAGCAGAACTACGCAGGACAAACACCACAGGACATAACAGCAGGATTAAAATCGGGATTCAAAGAGATAGCAGCAGCACCAATACAAGCCGTTGACTACCTTTCGCAGATTGTACCGCCTGTATGGGGTGGTAAATCCCTTGAAACAGCAAAGGCAAAAGAGCAGGCACGATCACAAGCCAATACCATAACCGACCCCGAACAAAAAAGGCAGCTAATGGCAGTTGTAAGCGCACCAAACACAGTATTGGGTGATTGGGCTTATGACCTGCATACGAGTGCCACAAACGACATACAGAGCGCACCAAATCCAAAAGTAGCGCAAGCTGTATCACTATTACCACAGATGATACCCATTGCCGCAGCCATGACAATACCTGGCGCACAGGGAGCGGTTATACCCGCATTCTGGTTTATAGGCGCAGGTTCGGCACAGTTATCATACAGGGACTATTTAGCGCAGAACGCAGGCAAAGGATTAACATATAACCCCGCCGTTGATGCAGGATTATTTCTTTTCGGGGCAGCCACAGAAGCAGGATCAGAGTATTTAGGTTCATTCTCACGACTGTTAAAGAACAAACTATTTTTAGGAGCAGCCACAAAAGCAGCTACCGACAAACTCCTTGCAGAAGGTGGCGAAGTTGCAGCAGAACAGATATTCAAACAGTTCTCAAAACAGCAGCCCGGACTTGCAAAAGCTGTATGGAACATAGTAAAACACCCAGGTGAAGAAGGTATAGAAGAAGCGGCAGCCTCATTAGGGCAGTTCTTCTACGAAAACACGCTGTATAAAAACGAATGGGACGTAAACGGATTAATGACAGATGCCGCTACCTCTTTTGCTGGTGGTGCTGTTATGGGCAGCGCATTAGGTCTATACGGACACGCATTAACCAAAGCAAGCATAAACAAAGCACGTTCACAGAACAAAGAGATATACTACGGGCTAAAATCAGATGGAACAGTTGTTGAAGTAATAAGCAAATCACAAAATGGGTACGCTGTTATTGCGCCCGATGGAGGAATAACCGAAGCCAACGACATAGAAAAAGTTGTTGCTTTCACTCCCGATGAAGCCGAAGCTATACAGACAGAGTTTGAAAAGAGCGACAAACAGCAAGTACAAGCCCAGCAGGAACAAACCGTAAACGACCTCGAAGCGCAATTCAAACAGCAGTTTGAAGGAACGCAGCACGAGGATGGGAACATATACCAAGCTACCTACAAAGGCAGCGAAGAACCCATATACGTTGTAAGCGGTGATATAACCGACATAAACCCCGATGCAGAACTGATAGTTTACAATCCAACCACGGGAAAACGTGAATTTATTACCCGTGATGTGTTAAACTCAGAATCAATACAACCTACCACCCTCGAAAAGCTACACGATGAATATATAAAGACCGTTGTAGCACCCGAAATAATGCAGATACCCGATGTGGTAACTGTAAACGGGCAGCAGATGGCAGTCGTTGAAAAGAGCAACCCCACAGAGGGAATCACCCTGCAAGGACAAGACGGAAGCGTTATTCAGGTGCTACCCAACGAATACGAACAAATAGCCGAGTACGACAAAACGAGTAATTCTTTTACTCAAAAGCCAACACAGGAAGTTATATCCAGCCAAACCCCGCAAAATAACGGTGATTTGGCTGCGAATAAATATCCCGTTGACAAAGACGGCAACCCCGACATTGAAAATATGGACGAGGCGCAGTTGTTCCAGTACAACAAAGAGAATTTTGGCGAAGAAACCGCCATATCTGACCTGCAAGGCGACATTAAACTAATTGCAGACAAGATAGCCAAGGCGGAAAAGAAACTCACTACAAGCGACACAAAGGGCAAAATAAAGATACGGTTAGAGATAAAGAGCCTGAATGAAAAGAAAGGCAAACTGGAAGGGTTGATTCCGCAGGTTGCAACATTGGAAGCTAACCAAGAGGTTACAACGACACCTGACTTGACGTTACAAAATGTGACATCAAATGAGGCTGCAACCCCATTACAACCCCTTGCAAATTCTGACGATAACAATCAGAATATCAGCGATAAAGAAAATGCAACCCCGTTGCAAAGTGAAGCAACCAACAATACCGAAAGTGATAATGTTGCTCCAGTTGCCAAAAAAAGTTTTCTTGATGCTGAAAGTTTGAACACTATTTACGAGTATCTTGATTATGTTTATAATAAGTTTGGGGATGCGATCAGTTTTAAATCCGTAAACACCCTTTCAAAGGCTAAAAAGTTTGCTGCTGAGTATTTGAATGCCAAAGATGCAAAGATATTTTTGGATGCTTATACAAACAAACAACCAGCTGAAGTGGCCCCCAATATCACGACCAACGAAAATAATATCACGAGTGACACACAAAGTATCACGACCAACCCCGAAAATATCACGAGTGAGGGCAAAAATATCACGAGTGAAGTACGGAATAACGAAGCTGGAAGCATTGAAAGCGATAAAGGAGATATTGGACGAGGCGCAGAAGAAGCCCAACCCATAACTTCGACCCCGCAATCTGCGACCTCAAACAACGCAGAAAGCGTTACGCAAAATGCGAAAGTCCAGACAGCGACTGACGAATCCAATACCACAACGGGTACGATTGAGCCACAAGCAGGGAAAAATGTACCCGAACAGGTGCAAAAAGAACAATCTTTAGAAACAGGCTCACAAGTAACCTACAACGGCAAACCATACAAAGTATCAGCTATAACCACAGACACCAACACAGGGGCTAAAACATACGATATTGAGGATAGCTATGGCAACGTGATTGAGGATTTGACGGAAGGGCAGCTGTTCGGTATTTCCGAACAGCTCACAGACCCCAAGGCCAAAGCACGGCAAACCGTGAAAGAGGCGTTTGGGGAAAGCGGGATAAGAGCGAATGTTGGTAACGGCATACCCGAAAAAATAATGGTTGATGGTATTGAAAGGAACACAAAGAATAGCGCAGGTATGCCAATCGACTATTCCATAAAACGTATCGAGAACTTTTGGCGTTGGTTTGGAAATAGCGCAGTTGTCGATGAACAAGGCAGACCTATAAGGCTGTATTCGGGACACGCAAACACATTCATGTTTGGCAACAAGTTTGACCCAAAGAAAGCAACTTCGGGTGGATTTTATATGTCCGAAAGTCCAGAGGTTGCATCCGGTTACTCATTAGGTAAACTTGGTAACTTTGAGTATTATCAGAATGGTGATCAATACAGACTTGAAGGAAAAAGCGGAGAGTTAAACAAAAAACTTTGGCAGTACGAATTATCTGACGAGCAAAAGAAAAAGTTAGACGAACTTGCTGACCTTACAGACGAATATGACGAACACGTTTTTGATTTGCACAACCTAAGAAGTTTGGCTAAGGACAACAAGAATTACGAGCCGCTTGCAAGAAAACTTCTTTGGCAACCGTATAACTTACAGTTGATATGGGAGTATAACGAAATGATGGGAAACAACATTTCGTATGCCAAACAAAAGACTGAAAAGCAAGAACCGTATTACGAATTACAGCAGAAAAACGAAACTGAAAATCTACTTGATGCACTTGGCATAAAATGGGGTTCGCACGAATGGGCGCAACCTGGTGTTTTTGCGCTATACGCACGAATAGAAAGACCCATTGATGCAGACAAACCATTCCCGCAAGACTTATTAAAAGCACTCAAAGAAGCCGCAAAAAGAACAAGAATACCGAGCGGTGATGGCTTTATGGATGGTGTGTGGACGAAGGAATACCCCCTGCGTAATTTTGTCGATGATATTGAAAACGACAGAGAAGGGTGGACTACACAAGTTCCTAAAAAAGCACTTGATATATTCAAGCAATACGGGTACGATGGCTACAAAGAGCGTGGAAATAAAGGCTCTAATCTTCCGAGGGAACAGCGACAAATAAACTGGGTGGCATTTGATGGCAATCAAATAAAATCTGCCATAGGTTCAAAAGGAACTTATAGCAGATCGAATAATGATATTCTCTACAACACCCAATCCACAGGCACATCCCTCTACGATGGGGGGATAAGGATGCAGGTAACCCAATCCGAAATAGGATTCTATTCACCCACAGAGAACGCTTTAAACAGCATATCGCAACAAAAAGGCACACCTGAACAGTTCAAAGCCATGCTCTTAAAGAACGGCGCAAAACAGGCTGAAATGGATTGGATGGACTTTGACGGTGCATTTGGTGACAAGAAATCTGTTACCAAACAGGATATACAGGATTGGATTGATGGGAATAAGATTGAGGTGAAAGAAGTTGTGAAAGGTAAAATGCTCGCAGAAGAAGATTCAGACCTTTTAGATGAATATTATGATGATTATATGCAGGGAAGAAGTACTGAACTTTATCTTAACGATATTGGAATTGAAATAGTAAAAGATGAAGATGGTGCGCCAAGTTATGCAACATGGAAACATGAAGCAACCAAGTTCTCCCAATACGTTCTCCCAGGTGGCGAAAACTACAAGGAAGTGCTGTTGATGATGCCGAGTAAAAACAAACTGCCCCAAGGTTGGACTTTATCTTTTTCAGATAGTAAAAATAAATGGGTAGTTTATGATCAAAACGGGAACTATCAAAGCGAATCATTTGATAAAGAATTGGCTGTTGAACACGCAATAGTTGTTAAGCAAGACAATTTCCGTTCCTCCCATTTCGATGAACCCAACATTGTAGCACATGTCCGTATCAATGACCGTACCGACACACAGGGCAGAAAAGTGTTATTTATTGAGGAATTTCAGAGTGATTGGGCGCAGAAAGGGAAGAAGGAGGGGTTTAAAGAATCAAATTATCAAAATAAAAGAAAAGAAGCCCATAATAAACTTAAAGAACTTGATAAAATTTATAGCGACCAATTATCTAAATTTGATGTTTGGCTTTATTCAAATGGGGGGCCGGAAAAAGCAAGAGAAAAATATGGTGACGAATACCATAAAATAAGAGAATCATTTACAAAAGACGCAAGAGACGCATATCAAGTTCAAAAAGATGTAGTTGCTGAAATAGAATCAAAAGTCAATGCTGTTCCTGATACTCCCTTCCAGAAAACCGACCAATGGTTAAATTTAGCGTTCAGACGTATGATACGCTATGCAGCAGATAACGGATATTCCGCAATAGCATGGACGAATGGAGATCAGCAAAGTGCGAGATATGACCTGAGTAAGCAGGTTGATTATATTGGATATAAAAAGAATGACGATGGAACATATCAGGCTTCCGCATGGTATAACAATCAAGGTCATTCATTAGGAACTAATATACCTCAAGACAAACTTTCTGACTCAGTAGGAAAAGAAGTTGCTCAAAAAATTATTAATGGAGAAGGTTCAGAATTTTCTGTAAGTAGTGGGAAGTGGGATAAACCTACTCAAACATGGAACAAATTATCAGGCCTTGACATCAAAGTCGGTGGCGAAGGCATGAAAGCCTTTTACGATAACATTGTTCCCAATGCAGCCAACAAGTTAGGTAAAGCGTTTGGAAGTAAGGTGGAACCTGTAGAAATATCTAATGGTAAAGATTATTACGAATTGGTTTTAGAAACCCCATCCGGTGCAGTTACCAATCATACATTTGATAATAAAGCACAAAGAGATAAATATAACATTCCACAAGGTTGGAAAACACTATCTGATGAATTAGTTTCTCAAACAACAACCCAACAATCCCTCCCCATCACCCCCGCCATGCGTGAATCCGCACTAAGAGGACAGCCATTATTCAACATTATAGGCGAGCAAGGCGCAAAGAACATTGAAGGGCTTGTTGACAACCTGAATGTAGCAAAGCAAATGACACAAGAAGGCAAGGATGCTAAAACCATATTCCTTGCTACGGGATGGGAGAAGTTCCCTGACGGATGGAAGTATGATTTGCCGGATATACAACTTAAAAACGACTTCGAGGATTCAGACATTTTATCGCAGGCAGTAAGGGCTAAAGATATATTTACAGCATATCCACAATTAAAAGATTTAAATTTAGGCGCACTTGCAGTTGATAAAAATGAGGACGAGGCCGGCATATATTATTCATACGGGATAGACGACAAACCAACTATTTATGCAATAGCAAGAACAAAACAAAAATTAGAATCAATATTGGTTCACGAGGTTCAGCACGCTATTCAGGACATAGAGGGGTTTGCTCCTGGCGGAAGCCCAAAACAGTTTGAAACATGGAGAAGCAAAGGTTATAATAAATATCGCAGATTAGCTGGTGAAGTCGAAGCCCGTAACGCACAAACCCGCCTTACAATGTCCCCTGAAGAACGCAAACAGAAAATGTTAAGCGAAACGCAGGACGTTGCAGAAGATCAGAAAATATACATTCAGGATGCCATAGGCAAAGCGTATTCCGTTGAGTACGACCATCACGAAAGAGTTGTTTACGAGGCGCAAATAGCAGTTGATGAGCTTAAATTAACAACTCCGACAAAGGTATTTCGGAACGAAGATGAAGTAAAGCAATGGTACACACAAAACGGCGCAAGTGAACAGCATCTTAGCGCAATTGGAAGGGCTGTTAAAACTAATAGAATAACGGCTTTCTTTGACCCGGTGTTTAACCACAACGTATTAATGTCAAATAAGGTTGAAAACGCTAATGACACAAGGGGAATAGTGGCACACGAGGGCGCACACAATACAATGAGAGAGTTTTTAGGCTCAGACCAAGTGCGTATATTAGAATTTTTGTATAACCGTTTAGGAGAAGAAAAGGTTAGTTCTGTAATCCCAAGCGAATACGACATATTCACAAACGACATACGAGCAGAAGAAGCAGTAGCATTTACGGTTGATGGATTGTACCGAAGAGGCATTATACCAACCGATGAACCATTAACACGTCAGCAAATAATTAATTTTGTTGATGGTAAAGAAAAAATCACTAACTTTGAGAACCGCTTTATAAGTACAATATATTATGGAACAAACAAAAGTGTTTTATATAACCAACCCGGACGGGTTTTACCTGGCGGTAACATTACCGATCAGTCAGTTAGAGGCAATGTCGCAACTACACAAGGACAAACCGGAATTGACGGCATGGGAGGTGTTCGAGCAAATAACCCAAGAACCGCAAGAGAAAAAATAAAACAGGCATTCGATGAAAACAGACAAACGGAATACCTCAGAGAACAATCAGGAGTACAAAATACTTCCAATGATTACAAACGTCCTCGACCCACAGGAGAAGCCGGAGTATCACAGTCCATGTCCGAATGGGAAAAAGAAAAACTACCGGAATACTACCAAAAAGTAAAAGCGATAACGCTTAAATCGGTAGTTGACAAGCAATATCTGACAGGGGATAACGACCTTGAAGATTTGTCATACTGCATGAACAAGTTAAAAGAGTACAACTACCAGCCCGTTAATATGGAAATTATTAACATGGCTGATGATGTATTAAGGCAATATGGGTATTATTCAGCAAAAACCGTATCGAGGAATATTGATTATTTCAATACCGTAAAACAGATTGTAGATAGGGTTAGGAAACAGGGATATTATGCCGGAGAAAAAGGCGAAGAGTATTTATCCCCCCGTGAGAAAGTCCGTGCCGCATTCTCAGAACTCCCCGCCACAATAGACATAAACGGCAAACAACGCCCCACAACCAACAGCAAGGGACAGCCTATTGCTCAGACGGAAGAAGGGGTAAGAAGGTTTTATGAGTGGTTTGGTGATTCCAAAGTTGTGGACGAACAGGGGAGGCCGTTGGTTATTGGCAATTATTATGTAAAAAATGGGTTTAATATTGACATTAAACCAGATAAATGGTTAATTAAGTTTTATAATGACGGATTGAAATTAAAGAATAAATATAACAAATTTAAAGATATACCCTATAATGAAATTGATGATAACATATATAGGGGAAGCGTAAGTGAGGTTGTAGCATATGAACAATTTTTAAAAGCAGGATTTAATGGACACGATATACCAGAATTTATATTAGCGGAAAGGGCGGGTGATGTTTCTGATTCCGGGATAAGTATGAATTATATGGACAATATAAGAGAAAATGGATTGTCCGTATTAGGCGTATATAAAGAAAACGGCATAGAATATAATGGTGATAAGGGATATTTAGTTTTTGGTGGAGGGCATAGCAAAAAACGATTTATAATAGGAGGATTTTTAAATCCAAACTCAACGGGTAGTGATGGCGAAAACCTTATTCTTATGCCAATAAGTATAGGAGAAAATAATGGCCAAATCAAATCCGCCACGGGTAACAACGGCAATTTCGACCCAAACGACCCACGGATAACGTACAACGTACAGCCACATACACCGCCGAGCAATCCAACCGACAACGGCAAAATGCCAGAAAGTGTTAACCCTAATGTAGATGCCAAGTTTAAAGAAAACCACGGTGTACGCTCAGAATCAATAAAGGAAAAGTTAAAGAGATGGGCTGTTGATATTAAAAACCTTACGGATCACTTTGAGTTTGTTAAGGAAAAAGACTTTCCGTCTGTATATAACAAACTTAGGGTGTTTGAGGCTATACCTGATTACGCAAGAATACAAGCGTTCAAACAAATAGAAGGTATTTTAAAGCCAATAATAAAAGAACCAAAGCTGTTTGAAGCATTTGAGCGTTCAATTATAATGAACGACCTTTTGAGGGATGTTAAAAAAGGTCTTTATGATGGCAAAAAATTACCACAGGGATATAATTCGGTAGATGAATTGCAGCAAGACGTTGACAACCTTAAAGTTTTTGTAGATGCCAACCCTAAATTAAAACAAGCATTGAACCAAAGGGCTTTAATGATGTACGATGTGCGAAAAATGCTCATTGCACAAGGACTTTTAGACCCACAAAACGGCAATTCGCTTGATTATTTCCATCACCAGGTACTTAAATATACGGGCAAAGAGCCGTTTAATGGACTTGGAATAACAAGCAAAGACGTTAGAACCCACAAAAAGGGCTGGCAGAATAGCCGTACAGGTTCTGATTTAGACTACAATACCAGTTATCTTGAATCGGAGTTTGAAGTGTTGGCACAATCAATGCAGCAGGCAGAAACCAAAAAGCTATTATCTGAAATAGGGGAGATTGTTAACATCGCTCCTGCTCTTATGGAAACAGCAAAGCAAGCGGTGACAGATTGGAAAGAAATGATACCGGAAGGGTATACAATATGGTATCCTAAAGTTGGTACAAAGCCGTGGTATGCTGCTTCTTATATGGAAAAGGCAATAGAGAACAGTAAAACATCTCCTATTGATGCAGAAACATTAGCACAGCTTTCGGCAGAAGTTGATAAATCCATTTGGGTTGTACCCGAAAAGGTTGCAGAACAACTCAACTCCATGAAAACTTACGAGAAACCGCACCCGCTAGACCAGGTTGTAAGGGCTGTAAGTAAGGGCTGGAAAAAATGGATATTGGGAAACCCATATAGGGTTGCCAAATACAACATAAATAACGCATCAGGAGACCTTGATATAGTTTTTGCGTACAATCCATCCATTTTAAAGAAAAAGTACGCACATACGGCTGTAATGGAGCTGTGGGACAACGTACACGGCAAACCAATGACCGAAGATATTAAAAACGCATTTAAACACGGCGTTATAACATCAGGTCTTTCGGTTCAGGAGATACCTGATATAAACAATGTAGGGGATTTTAGTTCTCTTTTTAAAGACGACAGGAGTTTGCCCGTTGTTGCATGGCATAAATACTGGAAAGCCGTAACCGGATTTTCACAGTTCAGGGAAAATATGCTACGGTTTGCAGCGTATAAATATTTCCTCGATCAAGTAAATAAGGGCAAACGTGTTTATGGAGTATCCGATCCATCTTCAATAGATGCCATAAAAACCAACGAAGAAAAAGCCGCTAAAATGGCAAGGGAGCTGATGGTTGACTACGGTAACACGTCACGTTTCGGGATGTGGCTCAGCGACCACGGTTATCCGTTCTGGCGTTGGGTTGAAGGGAACACACCCCGTTATTACAGGTTATTTAGAAACGCTAAGTATGAAGGACAGAACCGCACAGGTACAGGCGCAAGGATAGCTGGAGTTACGGCAAGGAAGATGTTTGCTAAAACCATGTACAACGCAGCAAAGGCCGCACTGTTCTCTAACCTTCTAACCATGCTTATAAACCTATGGAATAAAGAGATGTTCCCAGAAGAAGAAGCAAGGGACGCCATGAGTAGTGACAATCAGTTAAAACTTATTTTGCGCCAAAACGAGGACGGCACGTATTCAAAACTAAGAATATCGGGAGCTTTTGCAGATGTACTTTCGTGGCTATCACTACAAGACTTCCCGCAGGATATTGAAAACTTATCAGAAGGCAAAACAACACCTAAAAAACTTGCCAAGGAAGCTGGTAAGGCATTAGTGAATAAAGGATTTCAGGGGGCGTTGCCAATACTAAAACTTGGCGCAGAACTCACGCTTGGGAAAACGTTTTATCCTGACGTATTTAACCCAAGACCAATACGGGACAAAGGAGAGCAAGCCGCAAGACTTGTTTCGGCAGATAAGCTATACCGTTACCTTACAAAAAAGCCACTCAAATCATTAGGTGCCGAATCTGCCTCATTGATACTTTACAATTCAGACCCCGGAGAATCTGCATACTATACCATGCGTGAAAAAGCATTTGAGTTTATGAGTGATCAAGGTGAAGAAAAGAAAGAATACTCTTACACTTCAAAATCAAATGCGCTGTTTTACTACAAACAGGCACTTAAAGTAAACAGACCCGAACTCGCAAAACACTGGTATGATAAATACATTGAACTTGGTGGGAGCGATACTGATATGAAAAAATCAATAAAACGTGGCAGGATTAAAAACTACCTACCTGAAACATTACGTGATAAATGGATTGAATCACTTGACCAGGAAGAAAAGGAATTGTTAGAAGTTGCAAATAACTGGTACGAAAAAACATATAATACAGATAAAAAATGAGCGACCTATTATTAAAACGCAAAAGAATAACCCCTGCCAAACCCAGGGTTTCAGCAGAAAGCCAGTTTGCAACAGATCGGTTTATGAGTGAAAAGGACGACAACCGCAGGCTGTTAGATACCTTTTACAACCATTGGAACAACCTTTCAGATGTAAGGGCAAGGGCAAACCGTAACTATCAGTATGTTATAGGCAATCAGTGGTATGAAACCATACTCATAGAGTACAAAAACGGCAAAAGAGAATGGGTAACAGAAGCCGACTACATACGCTCACAAGGCAGAGTACCGTTTGTTCATAATATCATGCTGCCTATCAATACCAATATTATAGGCCAGTTTGAACAGAACCCATCGCAGAGTATTGTGAAAGCCCGTAACAGGGAAGATCAGGCCGTTACAGACCAGCTTTCAGCAGCCCTTGACGAAAGCCTTGACGCCAACAATATCCCTGTTATGGAACCCGCACAGGTACGGGAATACCTGAACTCAGGTGTACTGTGTACTAAGATAGGCTGGGAGTACTGGCCTACACGGGATAAATCAGACCTTAAAATAACTCCTGTAAACTACAATAACATAGCATGGGATCAGTGTACCGATGCAAGGGGTGAAAGTATAGGCTTTTTTGGTGCTTTTTACGATGTGCCTATTCAGAAGATTATTTCAACCTTTGCCATGAACAAGGCAGACGAGGAAGCCATACGCAATATGTACCCCGGCTCAACAGATGCAGCACGTACATACGCAACAGCAAATACAGGGACTGGTGAAGATACCACTAAAAACGACTTTTACAACCCTTCGGATTTATCGCTATGTCGTGTGTATGAAGTATGGGAAAAGAGGATTGAATTACGGATGCGTGAACATGACAGGCTTCACGGAACACTCACAACTACAACGAGAAAAGCAAAGGCTATTGACGTTGAAAACCTCGAAAGGGAAAGAAAATGTATTGAACAAGGAGTAGAATACGACCCGTACCTGCATTCAATAGAATATGAGGAACGTTACGAGGAGATATGGTTCTACAAGTACATAACCCCGCAATTTGCCTGTTTGGGCTTAGGAGAAAGCCCTTATGAGCATCAATCGCACCCGTTTGTACTAACACCCCACCCACTACTAAACGGGCGTATATGGGGCTTTAATGAAACGCTGATTGATTCGCAAAGACAACTTAACAGGCTTCACAGCTTGCAGGATGCGATATTAGGAGGTTCGGCTAAGAACTTCACGGTTATTTCATCAAAAGCACTTGAAGGGCAAAATACTGATAGCAGAGAAGAAATAGCAGACCAGCTAAGCCAAATTAACGGGGTTGCAGTTGTTGACCCTGGTAACATGGCAAGGGTATCGGATGCAATACACAACTTCACGGGCAACTCTGCCTCGTTGGGCATATCTGACCTTATAAACAATCAGATTAACCAGCAGATGCAGATAAGCGGTGTTAGCCCGGCAGCACAGGGACAGAAAGCCGATAGCGGTACACCATCGAGCAGGTACGCTATGGAAACGGCTAACTCACAGGTGAATTTGATTGACTTGTTTTTGACCATACGACACCACAGGAAACTTCGTGATGAAAAAGCCTTGAAGGTCATTATCCAATACAAGCCGGATTCAATCGTTAAATCAAATAAATCGAACAAGGACACACAGGTGTATAAATCAGCCGAAGTAAGGGCATTGAAAGATATAGGACTTGAAGTTACATCCGCCGTAGATAGCCCCATTTACAGGGCATTGAAAGAGGATAGGCTGGCATTCCTACTGCAAAACGGTTTTATTGATTTGAGGACGTATGCAGAGTTGAGTAGTGATGAAATTGCTGAGCCGCTTCTGGAACAAATAAACAAACAGCAAGCGGAACAGGCGCAGCAACAACAAGTACCACAACAAGGAGTACCACAACCACAGATGAAAATAGCGTAAAAAGAAAAGCCGGGTGTTTAGTCCGGCTTTTTGTTTATGATTTTCTCTTTTTGGGTTGTATTACCCATTGGAGTATTTGAATCTGCGCCCTTAATTGGTAGCTTTTTCTTGCGTGTTTTTGCGCATCCTCTGGCGAACAAGAAATTGCCACTATATCGTTAAAATTAGCTTGTTCGTTCATTGTGTTCATTTCCGCAAGTATCTCCTTTTTTGTTTTCATATTGTTTTGTGTTTAGTCCGGCTTTTTGTTTGTATGAGATTTACCTTATGGCAAAAGAAACACCCCTGCGTCTGAGCATAATCTTTGTAGTTCATTTATTGATTTAAGTCCAAAACTTCTGAATTTCAAAAGTTCTTTTACTGATTTTCCTTCAAAAAACTTAATTGGAGTTGAATCGTCAATATCAAACCCAGCCTTTAATACGTTCATTAGCCTAAACGATATATTGGAACTAAAAATCGGAGTTTCGGGTGTAAGGTTTGCTATACGCACATGTGATTCTACCATTTCGAGTTCAACAAACAACCTGTGTCTTTCGTTTATAAGTTGTAATTTATATTCGTTTACAACCTTTAAAGCGTTTTTGTATTCTTCTTGTGTTATCATAATTTAAAAGTTTTTAAATTTCTCAATCAACTTATCACACTTATTAATCCAATTCCTTTGCCCGAAAACGCTTATTCCTTTTGTTTTCGTGTACTTGTTTATCATTTCAAGTTCGACCCAATCATCATCCAAGTGCCACAGAAAATCAGAATCTTTAAAGAAATGGTATTTGTCCTCATAGGCGCAGAATTTTACACGCTCTCTGATTATACCAACCTTTTCACACACACGGTAAAGATCATCGTTCCAATGTATTGAAACTGCCATTTCTGATGGAACCCTTGCGGTACACAACCATACTTCAATACCGCTATCAACTAATGATTTGCAGTATTCTTGTACCGAGGGCTTGTCAAGTGTTCCGTCAAAATCGAATGATACTTTCACGCTTTATTAAATTTTCCTAAACCAGCAACCATCCTGGACGTAACCGTGCTTATACATAAGTTCCTGCTGATGTTCATAGTAGTTATCTATGCTCACAGGCGTTTCGTTTACAAGCTCGCAAAAGGCAAGATATGTGTCGTAGTCGTCAAGGAGTTTTGTTATGCAGCTACCCATTATGACAATGCAAGTTTTATGCGTTCTTCACCGAGGATTTTAATGGCACGTTGGGCGAGGGATTCTGATTTGAAGTAGCAAAACGTATCAGAAAGTTCATTAAAGGACATTGTCTTTGCCATTACCAAGTCAAAATCATAATAAATAGCAAATTTTTCGGTTGAATCATCGGTAAAATCCGGTTTCCACCCTTCGTTAAGGTAGTAAGAAACGGCTATCATGTCGCGGATGGCTTTAACCTTATCTACCACATGCTCATTTATACCAATAGCGTATATTTGCGATGGCCACGAAGTAATAATTTCTAAAACCGTTTTTTCCTTCGTCTCTTTTTTGAGTTCGTTTTTCAGACCAACAATTTCAACCAACTGTTCGTCAATTTTCTTTTCGAGTTCTGCAATTCGTTGTTCGGGTGTTTTCATGGGTTTGATTTTATCTCTGTTTAAAAAGAATTGAAACTTTGTTGAGTTATAACCTTTCAGGTGTTCGGGTGGAATTATGGCTTCACACAAAACAGCACCGTAAAAATAACCAGAATCACAATTAACAATGGTTATGTATTCTGGTATGTAATCGTTCTTGAATATTCTCGAAATTACCTTAGCATCCAAATCTGATGTTCTTATTTTATCACCGCTTTTCATATTGGCTTTTTTAAATTTGTTTCGTATTCGTTGTCTGCTTTCACCCTCTAAAATCCAGGCTTTTTCACAATCTATTTTATATTTTTCCACACATTCTTGCATCATGCGATCAAACCAGGTGGGTTCTTTTTTAAACTCTTTCATTTCACAACTTTAATACATTCGTTAATCCTGTTTTCCGTTTCCTGCAACTTCAAGTACAGGGCTTTTAACTTGTCGATGTTGCGTAGTATTTTACGCCTGCCTGTGTTTCCGTTCATTTAGTTTGAAATTCACAATCAACGGGTGGATAAAAATGTTTTATTTTCTTGCGGTTGCGGCTGTAATACGTCCACTCATTGAGTGTGCCTACCCAATAGCCTATCCATAGTTTGATAACGTACAGCCTTGAACCCTCGCAAAGACTTCTTTTTCGGGCTTTGTTTATTGCGGTGGATTTTAATAGTATCATATGAGTTCAAATTCTTTAATTATGTAGTCTCTTATTGCCGAGGCGTCATCCCATTTCATGTACCAATTAGACACCTGCCAATATTCCGCATCGCTTAATTTCAACCAATCTTCTGTATCGTATTCATTTACATTTTTTACAGGACATGGGGTTGCTAAAATTGCATCCCTGTCAGATAATAAATTCTTCTTTTCATTATCAGCATCAGCCTTATTCTGATACACAGAAACTATTTCTTCCCAGCGTTCTCCGCAATCATCAAAACACTGGATTAGGATATATACTTTCATTAGCTTTCTGTTAAAAGTTTCTTCTGAGTATAATAAACACACTTCTGCGTTGGCAAAATGTAATCGGGTACGTGGTGCTGTTTCATCCAGTCCTTAACGGTAATGGTATCACGGATAACAAAATCCTCGCCCTCCGGCATAACATATACGGTTAATCTGGTTGTTTTGGCTATTAAATCAGCCCTTTCAATGGCTTGTGCTTTTCGTTTCGCTCTACATTTCAGGTTGTTTTCTTTAACCTTGTTGTCGAGTTTAACGGCTTCGTTCATAGCCCATCGCTTGTTCTTCTTGAAGTAAAACAGTATTATTTTGCGGTAAAAAATGAACTCAAAGCGATAGTAACCGAAAATGGTTAACAGGAGGGTGGCAAGGAAAAACCAGGTATAGGGTGTGATGTGCATGACTATTCGGGTTTAGATTGTGGTGATAAACACTCCTCGTCTATATCTAAAAGAGGCTTTTCGGAATCGGACTTCTTTATCGCATATACAAAATAACCGTAATACTTGCAGTAGGATGAAATAACGGTTACAACAAAAGGGTATTCACCATTTCTATATGGAGAGTATAAAACGGTTTCTCCGATATTAAACTTTGGCGTGTTATTCTTTCCCCACAACTCAGCGAATTTACCTGAGTAAATTTTGTTTAGTTCCTTAACACCAAACCCGAGGTCTTTAATGTCGGAATTTATTTTTCTGATTTCCTTCCAGTACATAAGTTGGAATGTCAACATGGAAGCGAGTACGAGCAATAAAATGAAAATTGTTGTGTTCATGGTTTTTATGGTTTAGTTGTTATCATCAAATAAGTTTGAGTGCGCCCACTTTAAGAGTTTAAATAAAAAATGGAACGCTGTGAATAAGATTGCATACACCAAAGTGAGTACTGCAAATGTTATCAGTTTGTTTAAAAAGCCGCCACCGATTTCGACAATATGCTTAACGTACAGTTCGTATATCGCAATCGCAAAAAATGCGATAACAGTTAACGAAATGATTATTATTGAAATGATCTTTTTCATGGTTTATTTTGTTAATGTTTCTATCCAGTTATTAATTTCATTCAGCGTGTCAGTTTTCAACACAATCATTTGTCTGTAAACACCATACCCTTTATACATCCTGAGAAACACAGAAAACTTATTGTGTATTCTGTAATCCTTCGATAGCGTATATCGAATAATAATTAAATACGCAATATCATCATTCACAAGTTCAAAATACGTGTGGCACAAATCGCCTCCGTGGGTTCTGTTCTTTATGACTTTTTTGTGTGAGGTTGGCATGGCGTTATTTGTTATTTTAACAAGGCAAAACCAATTATTATCCCTGCCGACAAAATGAATATTACCGTAATATCCTCAGCCCAATCTCCGTAATACCCAAATTTATTTTCGGCTATTTTTCTGACACCAACTCCACTAAAAAAGGCAAATGCCAGATAAACAAACCCTGCTAAAAATCCCCAAATTATGCTCATGGTGTTTAAGTTTAAAAACCTTCCCCGATTACACTGCGATCCGGTACGACTTATCGTAGGAATTGTAACCGAAGGAAGGTTTAATGTTTTTCATAGTACCGAATCGCATGACAAATATACAACTAAAAATGACAAATCCGACAAATGGGTGAAAATAAATTTATGCGAATTTGAATTTATATCCACCAGCCGATTTGCACTTATTATGACAACAACTCGAAATATGAGGAACGCCTATTCCGCACTCTCTAAATACATCTGTTAATGAACCCCAACGCTTAATAAATTCGCCACTTAACGACATCTGTATAACCGCCTTTGCGCTGTTGTTTTTCTCCCCGAATCTCCCCTCAGAATAAACCCTTTTACCAAGTACACGAAATGCGTGTAAGTGATTTTCAGACCTGGTACACCACTCTAAATTTTCAACTCTGTTATCGGTGCGTATTCCATTAAGGTGGTTAACATCAGATTTGTTTTCAGGATTTGGTATAAATGCCATAGCTACCACCCTATGCAATAAAAGATGTTCACGCTTATTGTTCTTGTAAAGGTGAACAGCCTTATATCCGTTTTTAAGATAATATCGTAATGCGTTACCCTTGCACCAATTTGACGTACTTGTAATGTAGCCCATACTACTTACCTTGTACTTACCCTCGTAACCCTTAACATCTCTAAATTCTTCTTTCATAAAAACGCCAACACCCGATACAATGGCTACCCGATCAGAACGTGATGTCCTTTTGGCATCGTAAAGAGTGTTGGTCTTAGCTTTTTATATAATCGAGTAGCACTGCAAATATAACTAAAAAGTTACAAAACAACACATATAAATTACATTTTAACAAAATAATTATAGTACCGCCTCCGTCTTTGCCACCGCTTTCGTTCTGTTTTGTTTTACTTCTTCCAACCTGTACGGACGTGGCATTTCTGTGCTGACCTCCAACATAATAGCTGTTGACATTAACTTATCGTCATGCTGACCATCCACAGCCCCATATCTCCCGTCTGTTTTTGTTTCGTAGTTATCTGCCTCGTCCAATACGGAAGCATCGCATTCAAGGTATTTATAATCACGGAAGGCTGCATTTAATGTTGATATTACAGAAGATTTGGTTTTTCTGTTTGTTTGGAATCCCCACATTATCGGACGTCCTTCCCTTATCTTTTCGGGGGATGTTCTCGTATAAAGGTTATCGTAGTATTTAGCAATCTGCTTTAGTATTGTTAAACTTTGATCACCTTCGTCCACTCTATCAGATTCCTGAGAATTGCTTTCTACAACGAATAACGCCTTGTCATAAGCGGTTGCAATCATAGCCCCCTTCCACGCAAGTAGGTCGAAGTCAATATGTGAACTATAAGTTAATATTGCCTCAGGAACACCACCGCCAATAATAGGCTCTCTATCCAAAACACGTATAACTGAATAGTCCGCACCGTCCCACCTTCCACCAATATCCATGCTTGTTACGTACCTGTGTGCTGTTTTTACCAAATCTTTGCTCGGAAATGCCCATAGTTTTAACGGCCCTTGTGGATTAGGTTCAAACCTTATGTTATCAAATGCGTGTACCCCGCTTGGTGCATCAGAAACAATATCGCCCACAAAGATAGGATCGTGATTCCACGCCCTTGCCTTCATAACATCTTCCTGCCTGAACGTTCTGCTACCTGTACTCTGAAACGCCTCTACATCTGTTGTCGGGTTCTCTGACATCATACGCCAGTGATCACCTGCATAGTCGCTTAATTGCGTTCTGTACCACATTATCCCTTCAAGACATGCCCCTATACTCCACAGGTATTTTTCGTACTCTGAGAATGATGCAATAAACTTGTCGTAATCTTTTATAGGAAGCATATTTGTTTCCTCTACATACCACGGAATGAACACGGGTGTATATGTTGACTTACCGGCTTTTGATTCAAGCCAAACACGGTGAAAATAATTACCTACCCCCTTGGCTGTTGATTCACGAAATATGCAAGTCCACGGTTCAGCCATAACCATTGATAGCAGCGTTTGTATTAAGTCCTCCGGCTTCTTACTGGCAGTAGCTTTCCACAACCCAACTTCTGATAAATGCTCTAAGTAGGTTGTGCCAGACCTCAAAGAATCTGGTTTCTGCATAGAGCCTATTGAAATGGTACAGTCTTTTTCTACAATGTATTTGTTTTTTGTTGCGCCCTCAAATCCGGTTAGTGTAACCGTTCCCCGTTCTGGGGGGAAATGCTTTGCAAACTTTGTTGTCATAGCCCTTAATCCACGGGCTTGGCTTTCAACATCGGTAACAATACATGAGTTCCAACCGTGTTTTATCTCGTTCTGAATCCAGGCAAAAAGAATCTGAATATATGTACTACCACCAAACTTCCTACACTTTAACAGGTCTATCCTTACAGGTAAATCGGCAAATAACTTTTCGTGAACGACTGCGTGTATTTTCCTTTGCGGATGATTAAGGGTAAACATTTCGTCTTTACCCGTTCTCTTATCCTTTATTACCGCATTCTTATACGCCCAAAACTCAAAGTCGCATTTATACCTCACTTCTTCGATCATCAGAAGTATATCTGAAACATCATAGTTGTGCTTATGGCAGTATTTAGGCAGGTTCTCGCATAGTTCGGGCTTGAATAGCCACGGCATCTTTTCTTTTGCGACATTGGGTACATACAATGTTGTATGCTCTCCTATGCGCACCGGAAAACGTGGTATAGGGCTACCCTCTCCCGTAACAGGATTATAATAAGGAAATAGCGTTGCTTTTCTGCGCTCGTTTTCTGATAGGTATTCTTGAGTTGTCATTTAGATAAGTGTTAATTCTTCACCAGCCACATCGCTCCATATATTCTGTAATACGTGAACAAATTTTAAATCTTCGATTATTTCCGGGAAGCAACTCATCCAATTCAAAGAAAAAATAAACCTACCCCTACTAATTATTATTATATACTTTTTTAATACGGAATCCATATTTAAAAGGTCAAACTTTTTTGTAATGTCACCATCTCCAAGTTTGGCATATCTAACCCACCCATTAGGGTCGTTTGCGTCTGGCCCCATTAGGAACCTATCGAACTTAAACCCAAACTTGGTAAGCCATTCTTCCGTTAACGGAATAGGTTCGCAAAAATCAATAGAATATCTATGTATTATTCCGTTTTCGCTTTCACTCCTACTATCAATAGACCCACAATCGAAACATTTATTTGTATTGATGCACTCTACTTCTAATACTTTTGAATCACATTGTATCAGATTTCCTATCTTTAAGCCTTTTACATCCATAATACAATCCCCTTTTATTAAGTAGCGGTTTTTTACACGTTTTCAATAATACCAACAGTTTGCTGATTTTTTCCCATCATAAGGGAAGAAGATAATAGTATTACTTCTATCTCTATCGGCATGGCTGGCATTATAGTATTGAAATTCCTTTCCTCGTTGTCGTCCTTTAATGTGAAATACCCTTTCTTGTTGTATGATCTTTTAACCAATAAGGGTTTATAAAGCGTTCCCGTAAAAAGTCGGGTTCATTAGGCATTTGTACACACTGTATGTAGCAGCCTACAAGTGGCTTTAGCTGTTCGTTGCGGAGTATGGTCATACAGGATTCGCTTTAAGTTCGATAACAAACTGCTTTGCACGCTCTTTGATCTGCTCTATTGACCTGGTGAATATTTCGTCAATGTCTGAGGCGAAGTCGTTGAGTGGCTTGTTTCCTAAGATAAAATGCAGTTCTTCAAGCTGCTCGTTTATTTCAATGTCGGCTATCGTGTTTGTTGTAATATCACGTTGCCGCATCATGTGGCATATTATCCTACCGGCCTCGTGAGAACTGATGTTAAAGGGTCGTGATGCTTCCTCGTACCTGTCGGATGCTTTTATTCCCTTTGCCTGCTCCCCGTACTTCTCCTTGTTGGATTTAAGTATTCTGAGGTAGTTTGCAAACAGCATGAGATTTCTCTCGTGTGTTTTAGTGTTACGACATCGTTTGGTCATATTGTTATTGTTTGGTTTGATTTTTTAAACTTGTTGCTATCGGGTAGTTAGCAGTGCAGCGTAAGAAACTCACACTGACGGGCATTGTAGCGAAGATTTGACCGGCTCGAAAGACACTTTTGTTCATTGAAATCCATACTTTGCTCCTGCCTCGACAGGCGCGACGAATCCTGGACGCTCATTCCGGCCAAACAGCCGTGTTTGTCGAAACGGACGAAGAACGAGCGAAGATTCGTGTTCGTTTTGAATACGTTTTTCAGCGAGTAAAAAATAGCTGACTGTGACGATTGAGATAACGCCGCATGCTAACAAACAATATAACAAATGCGGGTTTCGCGTGATCGTTGAAACATTTGGAAACTTTAAATACATTTGTGCTGGCTTGAAAATGCAGTGCAATCTAGTCCCGCACTTGTCATATTGTCGGCCGTTATATGCAAGGCTACCAAAACCCGAACCTTTTCCGAAATGGCATATATACTTTGTAATGGTAATCTTCATCCATTTCATCGTTGACAAAAGGCTCATTCTTCCATTCCTCGTATTTTTCAGGTAAAAAAGCCTTAATGACTACTCGTCCAAGTCTTTCGTTTGGATTTAAGTGATCATCAAATTCAGCATCTAAACTTGTTGATGCAATTACTTCTTTACCAATTTCATCAATAATACTTAATGCTTTTTCTTGCGTTAAGTTATCAATTTCGTCATCTGTGAGTATCGAAATACCAGCGACAAACATTTTACCTACATAATGATTTCCCATATTTTTTTAAATAAAGCTCAGCATATAACCCGTGGTATAGTTAATTGCCGTGTTAGTACTAATTTGAAGCGTTACCACCCGCTTGTAATTATGTGTAATTTGATATGAAAGTAACCCGCAATCGGCAACTAACCATACCACCACCGTTAGCCATTAAGCTGCGCACACATAACTCCTTTCTAATCACCCCACAAATATAATACAAAAAATGACAAATACACACACTAACATGATAATTTAACATATTTATTTTTTCTATCGGATTTATTTTTGCCGTTATTCTATAAAAAAGAAAATGGCAAAGAATATTGAAGAACCCATTGTACCAGAAACTGAGCCTGTTGAAGAAACTCCCGTTTCTGATATGCCTGTTGAGGAAGCACCTAAAAGACATCCACTGTATGGCAAGTTAGGCGGGGAGTTTCCCGATGATGCCTCTGTGATGGATGCGGCTCACGCTAAACTCACAGAACACGAACAGCGTATTGCCGAAGATGACAAACTGCTTGAAGCCATCGCCCAGGCTGTTGACCTTGACCCTGAATTTGCCGCTATCACAAAACTCGTTGCAGGAGGTATGCCCTTCTTGCAGGCTGTTGCCCGCTATGTAAGCCCCGAAGAACTGGAAGCGCAGGAAGGCGACCCCGACTACGAGGAAATGGCAAAGGCTAAAGAAGAACGATTAGCCTCCAAAACAAAAGCAGATGAAATCATTGCCACCGTGGAAGCCAACACACAGGAATCCATAGCCGTGCTTGAAAAGTTTGCCGAGGATATGGAGATGGACGAGGAAAAGAAAGCCGCCTTCATCGAATCGGCAGATCAGATATTCTCCGACCTGAGCATGGGCAAAATATCCTACGACTTCCTTTCAAAAATCTACGTTGCAGAAAACCATCAGAAAGAGGTTGACGCAGCCGTGGAGAACGCCATTATCGAAGGTAAGAACATGGCTATTGACGAAAAGAAAGAAGCCGCCAATGTAAGCAAAGTAGGTGACGGCATGCCATCGCTCGCCAGTGCTGTTCCCGAAACCAAACCCGTAACACAGAAACCCAAATCCACAACTCAGAAATTCTTTGAGGGAACCGGAATTGTAAAATAAAACCCAATCAAGTAATACTAATAACCCTAAAACAATGAAAAAATCATTCAAACTCTTGACAGCATTCGCCCTCCTTGTGATGGCTTTTGTTGCTACCGCAAGCCAGCTTGATTGGAATGTAGTCCAATCAATAGCTAATGCCATTGGCTCTGTTGATGCCAATACCTTTATTCAATTTGCATACGGTGTAATTGTACCATCGGGGGTGGTTACACAGCAGAACGTTGTTGGCGACCCAACCGAATCAGGCGCAGCCTCAGACCCCGCACATCAGTACCTTGACATTGCCGATGTTGAGAAGTCAGTACAGATGTACAAGCCGTATCAGACACCTATTCTGAGCTATATAAGCCAGAACGGACGTTCTACTACTACTTCGTACAAAAAAGACTACTACGCTATTGATGCCCGTGGGTTAACCACTACTATTGTTGCTGTTGACACTACCCTGACCAGCAATGTTATTGTTCTGGAGGTTGCCGATTCGTCAATTTTCACCCGTGACAACCTTGTTTTCTTCACAGAAATAACCACCGCCACAACCAAAGTAGCCGCAGGTAACAGGTATCTGGTAGGTATTATAACCGCTTTCCCTTCGACTAACCATATCACCGTAAAACTTCTGAACTACGGTAACGCCAACGCCGATGCCGACTTCACCAACGGTATGAATATTTATCGTGGGCCTACAGCTTCGCACGAATCAAGCGGATCGACAACCCCGTGGGGTGGTTACCCGGAACCTGAATATAACTATATCCAGTTATTCCAGGAGCAGGTACAAATGAGCGAACTGCAAATGCTCAATAAGAAAATCGTTGAATGGAACTTCGGTGATGTTAAACGTATGGCTATTGAGGACTTTAAATTACAGATTGAACGTGCTTTCCTTGCTGGTATTCGTAAAGAGTTCAACACTACTGTTGACAACAAACAGCGCAGGCACTATACCTGTGGTGGTATTCTGAACGATTCAGCTATACCATACAAAGCAAACCAGACACTTTCGGGACTTGGAAGCGATACTGTTACAGGTTGGTTGAAATCAATCTTTGCCGGAAACAATGGTTCACCTAACAGGATTGCCCTTGGTGGTTGCGATATGATTGAATCACTTGAACGTATCAAATCAGACAGCAAACTTATCACTGCTAAAGAGAAATCAGTAGTTCTTGGTGTTGATTCGGTAAACATCGTATCGACATTCGGTACACTTGAACCAATCTATTACCCACAGTTAGACCTTCTGGGCATGCCTAAGACCTTACTTGTTCTCGACACCACCAACCTGAAAGCCTGTGATATGGTAGGTAAGGGGTTTGGAGTACGTGACCTGAACCTTATAGATGCAGGTTTAAGTTCGGATTCGGCTTCCGTAATCGAACATGCTTGCACACTTATGATTATGAATAAAAAAGCTCACCACATTATCCAGGGAGTTTAACATATTCGTGGTTTTTCATCTCAAAAGGGCGGGTGGTCTATTATCGCTCGCCCTTTTAAATAACCAAACAAATGAGAACATACGCAACATACTCTAAAAATCTGAGCGTAACAATAGATGTTAACGGAGTAAAAAAGAATATCGTGTTTAACAGGGGAATACGTCAGGAGGGGCTTATGGCTACCATGATTAAAGACCCCGAAGAAGCAAAAGCACTTGAATCTGTTTCGGCTTTTAACTCTGAGTTCTGGTTTCTCGAAGAACATGCAGACCAACAGCCTGTAAAAAGAGAAACACACACGAAGAAGATTTACTACAAGCCCGGGCAAGAGCCAAAGCAGAATGAAGAAGTAAAAGACTACCCCGAAGTTATCAACGCCCAGAGCGCAAAGTTAATACTCCTTCCATTGGGACACGTACACGCTGAACTTGCCAATAACACAATGATAAGAGAGGTAGCAAAGACACATAACATCACCTTTTCAAACTGGAAATAATGAAAGATGTAAATTCCCCTGACGATGTTTTGAAAGACGGGCTGCGCAATGCTGCTGGCTTCTACGGTGATTTTTATATTGCCGATACCAACGACCACGCAGTTTCATGCATGGGATATAAGGCCAAAACAGACACCGTTATTGCCACACTTACCAACGATAAGTATGATGTTGCCACCGTAACGGGATGCCCGCTTACTATTGCCGCAGGTGATGAGGTGTTTTTCGGTATGGTTGCTACCAATATTAAACTGACAAGCGGAACAGGAGTAGCATACAGGTCAGAATCAGTATCACCACCCGCAGAACCCCGCATAAACTTCATTAAAACGGCTGTAAACGGTGCAACCATAGAAGTGGATATGAACGTTACAATGGCAGACCCGGCAGCGTTAGCGGCTTCTTTCGTGCTTAAAAAGAACGGAACTACAGCAGCCGTTACCTCGGTAGCTTTAAAAGGTGGTGATTCAACCAATATTATCATTACCCCAACGGCAGCTATTGTAAACGGTGACGTGGTAACACTTACCATAGCCACCAAAATAATCAAATCGTCCGCAGGTGCTTATTTCTTAGGCACAACAGATCACTATATTGAAAACTTAGTACCCTAACTGGTTACAGGCCATCCCCGTATATTAACAATTAAAAACTAATAACCAATGGCACAAAGAACATTAACAGGACTGACACAGAAAGTCCTATGGGCAAAAGAAAAATTAGGTACATGGTGTACCAACCTCGTTGCAGACCTTACAGAACTGTATGCTGCTGATGCTGCAAGGCGTGTTAAAACCAAAGTATTTACTATTGGCGCAGTAGGTGTAGCAGGATGTGATTTTAACTTCGACACAGCCGCTAACACAACCGCACAGGCTAAAAACCTGGGAGCTATTATCCCCGCTTTCGGGCAGATACTTTCGGTTGTAGCTAAAACAGACACCACATTTGCCGGAACAGGGATTACCGCTTTCGGGGTAACAATGGGAACCACATCGGGCGGCACTGAAATTGCAGCTTCGGCAGACCTTATCCTGAAAGATGCTATCAACCAAACCGCAGTAGGCGCAGGATATACCCTGATCGCTGTAAGCAAAGATGCCAAAAGTATCTATATCGGTGGCACACCTACCGGGGGAAACTGGTCGGCTCTTACCGCAGGTAAACTTTCAGTTTATGTAACCTACCTTGATAACGTAAACGCATAATGACAAGAAACGACATCATAGCAAGTGTTCAGTCACGCATGAGTGACATTATCCCTACTTCACAGACAGAAGTGGTAAGTTACCCCTATGTTGACATATTGCTTGATGATTGCGTTAGAGGATTCTACTTGCTCGCCCCGGCTCACTTGCTCCCAACTACCAATTTTGATCTGCCCGGAACCACCCGTGTTATTCCATCGGACGAGGTTATAATTACCCGTATTAAGACGCCTGACGATTTTGTAAGGCTTATATCCTTCCGGTGTTCGGAGTGGGGACGGGCAGCATCAAATGTTCTGATAGAAGGAACACCAAAGCATAATGCACAACTGTATAAACATACGTTTGGTGGCAATGCAAGACCAAACGTAACCCTTGTAAACGATGATACTTTAGGGCAGGCAATAGAATACTACAACTACAAAGGAACAACCCCAACGGTAACGGTGGCAAGCTGCGTGGTAAAATCAGACCCGACACTGGTTCCCGACAATATCATTATCCCATTCACTTATTATGTAGCCTCGGTAGCCTTTGATGCTATGGGAGAATACGATGCAGCAAAAGTAGCAATAGCACACGCACAGGAATATCTCAACAAATAATGGATAGTTCAAAAGCATACAATAAAATCACCCTTACCTTTTCTCTCGACAACCTATTTAATATTTCCAAACTCCGTTCAGCACAAATGGCGAAAGCCATAAAATCACAGGACGGAAGCTCACAGGAATCAAATTTAGCGTTGACAGACAGCGACAGGGCATTATGGGATGTAGGGGTACGATACCCCGCAAGTGCTGTATATAACTTCTTATGCAGCGCAGGTAAAGTATCGGACGTTGGCTATCAGTACAACGTATCCGGAAATATTATTTACACTTTATACCTGCATGAAGATTGGGATAAGAACCTGGCAAGAGAACTTAACGACCTTATAGAAGGAGCGATAGTAAGCGGAAGCCTTGCGGACTGGTTTAAGTCAAACCTAAGCCCCGATGCCTACGATGTTTGCAAAAGAGATTACGACTACGCTTTAGCCGCAAGCAAACTGTGTATAAGCAAACGTAAATACCCCACAAGAATACAAAACAACCGCACATTCTGATGATAACCAAGACAACAGCAAGCATATACTTTTCGTACCTCACGAGCGATTTGCTTGATAAGGTAAAACAGCATGCAGGTATGGTGGCAAAAACCCTACCCGATAGCGAAGCTGCTGTTATCACATCAGACGAAACAGAGTGGTTTAACAGGGAGATGACTAAGGCGTTCACTTTTGCCTATAACCTGTGCCATAAGCTATCAACAGGGCTAATCACGGGTTGTGTATGGAATGTTGGTACACCTGCCGTGTATGGCTTCTATGTGAAGAATTTAGGCGGGCATTACGACCATTCATTGAATATTATTGATACCAACATTGAAAACTTTGTAGTTGAAAAGGTATTATCGCAATGGTGGCTTAAATGCGCATTACCTGACCCGTATAAGGTTTCCGTTGCAGCCTCGGCAGAACTGGCTATAACCCTAAACAACTCTCTGTATAGCCTCTATAAACCGACTATAAGCCTTGTTGCTAACTATCAGTTAGAAGATGCAATTATTGACACCGATACAGAAACGGAAACGACTACCACTGTAACCATACCGACAACAACACCAAACGAGGTGCTTTACTTTGACCATTACGCAGACTTCCCGACAGTGGGCGAGGCTAATAAAATATACATTGACAAAGAATTTGCTTTGATGTACCTGTGGAACGGTACTGCTTACGTGCAATACTTCTATGTAGCCCCTGCAATAGTACGTGATTACCTTGAGGTGCCGTTCTACGAAGTATCAGAACTCACGGTAGATCACGGCATGGATATTCTGTTCCCGATAGCGCACATGATAGATACAGACGGCTATGATTGCGACTTCGACACAGAACCAATAAGTACAAGTCAGACTAAATACCAATGGAACGGACTTAAATCAGGAATATTATACCTATCCAAATGAAAGCATTAAAAGTACTACGTGATTTTTTATTTGAAAACGGCAGCAGGATTTTCGGATCGAATCTTAATGTTGACAGGATAGGTTTTACATTTCCTGACCTTGACACCGAACCAGGACAAATATACGACTTAGACCCATCTGCTATATTTAATTACAGGGTTGAGGGTGTAAAAATAAAAACAGACACGGGAACGGCAACCGTGGCTATAAAAATAAACGGCACTGCCATTGAGGACTTGGAAGCAGTTGTGATAACCGACACCATAAGCTATGTAGGCGGAAACGCTTTTAACGATGTAGTTGAAGATGATAGAGTAACGCTTGAAATAATTGCCGTAACCGATGCCACAGCCTTAACGGGAAACGTGAAAATAACAAGAATGTAATATGTGTAATATCCTTTATACCAGCAGACCTAATTCCGGCTCAATAAGCGTGAGCAAGGTTGTTGTTGGTATGCCCGATGATACAACATATTTCCATGTTATTTTAACGGGTGCAAGTTCAGAAATACCTATTGCAGACGGATGGATAAAGACAGGGCAGACAATTAAGTTTTCGGGGCTTCCTTTTGATACTTATACTTTGACGGAAGATGCGCACATGGGTTATAAGCAAGATGGTATAACTCCCGCAAGCATTGAACTAAGCAGAAGCAATAGGACTGGAAGTATTGGTATTTTAAACACGCCTGTTACACCTATAAAGTATGGCGCATTATACAATTGGTATGCAGCAAGTAAAAATGGTGGTAGTGGAGTTGGGAGTATTGCACCGAGTGGGTGGCATGTGCCTAATAGCACAGAGTGGTTAACGCTGATTGGTGTAGCTGGCAGTGATGACGGGATTCATTTGTGCGAATCTGGAACATTTGCTTGGAATGCGCCTAATGCGTCTGACAATTCAAGCGAGTTCACCGCAAGAGGTAACGGAAGCAGACAATACGATACCGGTAAGTTTGATGGACTAAGAAATATATTTTCGTTCTATACTATTGATAAGTATGTTTTTTTATGCGCACCTAATGATACTGGTATTGTAAATGGGTCATATGAAGGTTTTGAGACTTTCGGTGCAGGGCTTCGCTGCATCAAAAATACATCCGACTATACTCCCGGAGAAACTGTAACCGACTATGATGTAAATGTTTACCCAACCATAAAAATAGGTAATCAGGTGTGGATGGCAGCAAACCTTGCAGTAACTCGTTACAACGACGGTACGCCAATACCAAACGTAACTGGTAATACGGCTTGGGCAGCACTCACAACAGGTGCTATGTGCTACTATAATAACGAAATAACAAATAAGTAAATGAAAAAACTCATAACCATATCGCTCCTTATCCTTGCCTTGACAGCACAGACACAGGTAAGGTATTCATCTGCTAAACAGATATGGAATGTACGCTCAAACAGCACTGCTGGTGTTGCGCCTACGCTTGCTTCGTTCACAGGATATACTATTGTTTGTTGGAATCAAACAGATTCAGTAGCCTATTTTAAAGTAGGTACAACGGTTGTGCCTAAATATGCTTTTTATGCCTACTCAGTAACTAAAAAAGATGTTTACCCTAAAACCATAACCAGCACAGCCACTTTTGGCGCACCGAAATACCTGTATTATATCAAAACATCATCGGTAGCCGGAAACATACCGCCCTCCACGGACAACACAGCACCAAACCTTTTATTCTGGAATACAGCAGACAATATCATTTACCGCTTTGTTGCGAATGTTATTACACCTATTTACCGCATTCATGCTTTTAGTGATATTGACTTAAACCAATACTTCATAGCAACCAACGGCAACGACACCACGGGAACAGGAACACGATCAAAACCGTGGAGAAGTTTATACAAAGCCACTTCAACCGTAATAACTGCCGGAAATATTATCAACGTTGCAGCAGGGACATACTTAGAAAATAAAAAATGTTCAGTTGCAGTTGGAGTTTCTATTAAAGGGGATGGAAAAACAAATACCGTAATAATCTGTAAATATAATAGCGGAGCAACTAATTATGGAGTATTGCCAGCAAGTTTGGACTTGCAAAGCGCAACGGCAGGAACTAATGGCAATCAGTACATTGCTCATTTAACGCTCAATGGTAGCGGGTTAACAGCAATACGGGCCATAACCGTAAAAAATAGGGGAAATGTTGAAATTTATGATTGTATAATTAAAGATTTTTACGCAGGCGGGATTTCTTTTTATTCGCAAAATGGGGCAAATAATGGCATGGGATACGATGCCATACCAACTGTTTACGAAACTGGCAATAAAATATATAATTGCACTATTGATAATTGCGGAGATCAGGATGCTACCTTAGACGGTGGTGGTCTTATTATGATAGCCTGCCAACAAAATATGCTTATACATGATAACCTGCTTTATAGCAATAAAAGGGTAGGCGTTCACAACGGAAATATAATAAACGCAGGCGGTAGGCATTTTAAAAACGTAAAATACTACAATAATAAGTCATATAAACCAGACCCTGTCGGGTATGAAGGGTGGAATTTTCACCTGGAAATATGGAACTCTGACGGGGGATTTGAAATTTATAATAATGAGTTTTGGGGCGGAGATGTTGCTATTGACTGCGCAGGACATGATAGCCAGTTAAGCGAATATGAATATTGTTATTCGATACACGATAATTTATTCAGGCAAAATGACGAATCGTTAACATTATATGCTGGAACACCTATTGAATTAGAAGGCTATTATATTGTTAAAACGCTAATTTATAATAATACATTTAGAAAGGGGTGGAATGCAATTGCTTTGTGGGGTTGGAATATGCGTGATATTTATATTTATTCAAATACATTTTATAAGGTTAGAAACGCAATTTGGGCGAGATATGTTTCACAGGGAGGCATCCCGGTTGGAGATTTGTCACTTAAAAACCTTTGGATTTATAATAACTCAATGTATTGCGCCCCTTATGGATATACACTTGAAGGTAATATTCAGTTAAACGCCTCTAATGGGTGGGATATACATGATGTGTTTATTTATAATAATACAGCCGTTGGTGATAATTTGGTAAATACCTATGCGATAAAATTAAGCACAACGGCAGGCAATAAAATTGGGAATGTTGATATAGCAAATAATATAAACTGCTATTTCAACAGAACAAGTACATTTTCAATTCAAAACCTGGGTTTAATTGATACCTTGAAAATAAGGAATAATTTTTCCTTTAATACTTCAAATAGAAATACTATACCAACATTCACTGGAAATGTTGTAACAAACTACACATATACGGGAAATATTCCAACAAGTAATACAACGCAAACAAGCCCTCTGTTTGTAAGCGAATCGACACAAAATTACAACCTTAAAATAGGATCACCCGCTATTAACGCAGGTGTAAATGTAGGCATACCATATTTAGGAACCGCCCCCGATATGGGAGCATTTGAAAAAGAATAAGCTATGAGAACAAGAATAAGAGGTAGGATTCGGAAATGGACAAATTTGAACCAAAACGCCTGGTATGGCGTGGAGCGAGATATTACCAATGCCTCACCCGACTGGACGCGAATTGCAGGCACAGGGCAAATGTCACTACATGCCACATTGCCTGTGCAGTCCTCCTTAAAGGGCGTGCTGCTTAAATCTGACAAAACGGTTAATTATTATCTGAAAGCTGATGATTGGACGAAAAAAGCGGATGGATCAGCCTCAAATTTAACCGGAGCTGACGGTAACGTTATGGTTCGTAAAGATGCGGATACTTACTGGAAGTTTGAAACTGCTGGCAATATACAGCGGGTTAAATGCTCAATGTACCCGCTGGCTGGATATAGCAAAATCGACAAGTGGAATATTGGTGCCTACGAAGCTAAATTGGTTTCAACAAAGCTATCGTCTGTTGCTGGCGTTCTTCCAACTACTTCGCGTACAGAAACGCAATTCAGGGCTGATGCACGTTCTAACGGTGCCGGGTACAATCAGCAGTGGAATGAACCATATACCGAAATTGTATGGATGTTTATCGTCGAATATGCCACAAATAACTTCCAGAAGGCCGTAAATCCCGCATTAACCGCCCATGGCTACAAACAAGGCGGTTTGGGCAATGGGGTTACAACTGCGAATGGAACAGAATGGAGCACCTTTAACGGGTATAATCCATTTATCACCTGTGGGGCAAGCGATGCGCTCGCTAACGGGAGTGGTGAGGTTTCAGTTGTAATTGCAAACTTCGGAGGTGCCGGAGTTAACCGGACTTTCACCGTACCTCGTTACCGTGGGATTGAAAACTTTTTCGGGCACATCTGGAAATGGGTTGATGGCGTATCGTTCAATCACCTGGCTGCAACCAGGGAGGTATGGATTTTTGATGATCCTGCTTTGATTGCTGACAATACCAGTGCAAATGCACGTCTGGCCGGTCTCCTGGCTCCGGCTGATGGCTATGTGAAAACGTTGATCTTTGATTCGAAGGGCTGCATTTTACCATCGTCTATCGGTGCTGGCACAACTACTTACTTCTGTGATTATTTGTATACACCTACGTTGGGTAGTGGTTGGAGAGCTCTGATCTCGGGCGGTGCTGCGCTTTATGGGGCGAATGCGGGTCCTTTGTGTGCGCTTACGTTTTACGGCACTTCGACTACGGATGCGGGTATCGGGGCTCGCCTTTTTGCACGGTAAAATAAAAATAAAAATAAGATGAAAACACAATCAAATATACCAATACCTAAAGTGCAATTGTGGAAAGAAGGGCAATATGCTATTGCTATCAATCAGAAGGACGAGGGATTGAAAGATACAGGAATGGGAACCGTACAACAAGTGTATAGTGCCGATTTCACAATAATAGATGCACTTACAGCAGAAGCGGCTTTATACGCTTTTACACGTCAGAAAAATGATGCTGTGCTTGATAATAAAGTAATAGATAATATCGAGGTTGATGGCAAGCCAGCAATTGAGTATAAGCCTGTGTTTACAACAAAAGCACAAACATCTATATTTCCCGCCTTGCCTACAACCGGAAATTTAAAAAAAGGCGAGATATATAGTTATAACAACGGTGCCGTGATGGTTGTGCAGGATCACGCACGTACTATTTATGCCCCAGAACTAACTCCAGCGTTATTTTCATTTTACAGGGAAATTACAGAGGGTAAGGAATGGATAGCTGGCGAACAAATTACATTAAACGCTACACGAACATACAACGGTAAAACATACAAGTGCTTACAGACACATCAAAGTCAAATGAGTTGGAATCCTGAATTAACAACAGGTACTTTGTGGAGTGTGGTTGTAACTTCAAGTACTTGGACAGTTGGTGTTGCGTACAAGGTTGATGATGTAGTGACTTATTCGGGCAAATCATATAAGTGCCTACAAGCCCATACTTCACAAGCTGGCTGGAATCCAGTTGCTGTTCCGGCATTGTGGAAATTAATTTAGTTCTCATTCGCAACATTTTGAAACAAAAACAAACACATGGAAACACTGACATTTTTATTCTTAGCACTCATTCTAATCGTCCTGCGTGAAGGAATGATGCTATCCAATCCTAAAAAGTACACCCGTGAATGGCACTTGGCAGGATGGGCGATAAGAGGATGTATAATTGCCGTGATTGTTATGCTCAGCAAACCCGATTATTGGGCTTATTTTATACCCGCCTTAATCCTCGCATGGCCTGTTTACAACATAGTAATCAATCTTTTCAAAGGCATGAAGTGGTATTATGTAAGCAACAAAGGAATTGATAAGTTAATACGCAAAGCATTTTGGTTTGTGAACTTCGACAAGTAAAAAAAATTATTAATATACGTGACAAAAAAGCACACTTGTATGACAAAGGCAGATAAAGAATATTTTGAGGTGTTTTTGGGTGGGTTTCTAAAAGAGATCAACGGAAAGTTTGACGTGATTACCAATGAACTCGGACACATAAAAGAGCAGACCACAAAGACAAATGGGCGTGTTACAAGCCTTGAAAAGAAACCCGAACACAACGCTTTAAACTGCCCGTGGAGTAACACCATAAACGACCTTGTTGACAATCAGAAGGCTTCCGATGCTATCAAAAAATGGAAAGGACGAGCAATAGCCGCATCCGGAATAATTGTAGGAATAATTGTAGGAGTTTTAGGAACACTAATAACCGTATTCAAATGAGTTTAAAACATTTATGGGAACGTCTTAACAGCGAAACTCCCAAAGCCTTAAAGGTGGTAAGTAAAGTATGCTTTGCCATATCCGGTATGTGTACCGCCATGTCGGTATCATTAGCCGCTTTTGAAAAAACAGCCACGGTATCTATCACGCTTGGAATCATAGCTGGTATAACCGGAGGCATAGCCACGGGGTGCAATCTTGCAACTACTGACCCTACATTACAAACAAAATAACAATACCGAATAATTTAATAATTATTTCTAAAACCTGTTTATGGATAAGTCAGAAATTATTAGGGGGTATATTGACAACCACCCTAAAAAGAATGATAGTGAGTTGGGAAGATTAATGTATAAAGAAAACACCGACCTGTGGAAAAGTTCAAACAGCGCACGTACAGCAATCCAATACCACCGTTTCCACTCAGGGCAAAGGGATGCTGAAAGACTTAGAAGGAAATTATTATCTATTCAGCTAAAGAAAAACGAAACGCATGACTACTTACAGAAAAGGATTCTAATATTCGATATAGAAACAGCCCCTAATAGGGCTTCTGTATGGGGAATGTGGAAACAAAACATTGCCCAAAACCAGGTATTACAGTACGGATATGTTTTGTGTTATGCCGCTAAATGGCTTGGAGAAGATCGTGTTTTAATGGATGCGCTTCCTTTCTATAAAGAATACAACAAAGATATGGAAAACGATTACATGGTTTGCAAGTCTTTGTGGGAACTGCTCGATAAGGCGGATATTGTAATTGCTCACAATGGGGGTAGTTTTGATGTACCCATAATGAATACAAGGTTTTGTTTTCACGGTATGAAGCCCCCAAGTCCATATAAAGTTATTGACACGCTAAAGATTGCAAAGGCTCAATTTCGGTTTCCATCAAACAGACTTGATTCAATAGGGGCATATTTGGGCGTTGGAAGAAAAGTTGAAAATTCGGGCATGGATTTATGGAACGGATGTCGTGACGGGGATTTAGATAGTTGGGCGCAAATGGGCGAATACAACATTGGGGACGTAGAACTACTTGAACAGATTTATTTGAAGTTAAGGCCATTTGATAAAATGCACCCCAACGTTGGTATATATGACAGGACTGCAACTAAAAGATGTACAGTTTGCGGGAGCGAAGATTTAGTTGTTGGCGAAAATGTATATACCAATCTTAGCAGCTTCACCTCGTATCAATGCTCTTGCTGCGGACATTGGAACAGAGAGCGTATAAACCACTTTGGAATAGCAAAAAGGCAAAAACTTTTGTCAAACGTAATGTAATGGAACTTTCCTCAGAAAATATGACCCGATTCAGCCTTGTTGGCGAAGATAAAGAAGATTTTATCCTTGCCCTGCTAAAGATTTACAAAGAAGTAAACAGGGCTGGCTTTAACAGCAAGTTCGACCTTACACGTGACGAACTGTATGTATTTAATGATGTGGTACAGCAAATAGCAAAACCGTATGAAGGCAATACTTGAGTTTAACCTACCGGAAGATTACATAGAACACGAACAAGCAGTTAAAGCGGGATATGCTTTTGGTGTATTACAAGACTTTGACCAATGGCTTCGTGATGAAATAAAATACCACGGTAAAAGGTATAAGGTTATACGGGAAAAACTAAACGCAATGCTAACAGAATCAAATATTAATATTTACCAATGAACGACATAAGCATACGGGAGTTGTTAAGCGACCAGGTAAGTGATATTTACAAACTTGAAAAACCCATTCAGGCGAATATCCTTGAACTGCAAAAACGCCTTAACATCATACGCAAGGAGTACGGAAAACCCATGCGGGTTACTTCCGGATTCAGAACACTACACCACCACTTAGAGATTTATGCCGCAAAAGGCATATTAGATAAAACAAAGATACCCATGCAGTCCAGGCATTTGTTTGGTTATGCTGCGGATATATCAGACATCAATAAAGACCTGCAAAAATGGTGCTTAAACAACGTGCCTCTGCTTGAAAAGGTTGGATTGTGGTGTGAGGATTTCTCAGCTACACGGTCATGGGTTCATTTTCAAACAGTTCCTCCACCATCCGGTAAAAGATTTTTTAAGCCATGAAAAAGATAATATACTTATTAGTTGTTTTGTTGCTCGCAGGATGCGTTACACAGCGCAGGTGCAACGATAAATACCCGCCCGTATCAAGTACTAACACTAAGGATAGTATCGTTATAAGAGATTCTATGGTGTTTAAAACGGTATATAATAATATACCTGTCATTATCCCCGACACGGTTATAAAAGACAGTGTTCGCATTGTTGACGGTAAGGGGTTTCCTGCCTTAACACCGTTGGTTTTAAGGGGCAGGTTCAGTACCGCTACATCGTGGGTTAATAATGGTGTGCTTTACGGCAGGTTAGACGAAGGTGGTACTATTATGCTTCGTGTTAAAAATGTGATGCAGGAAAGGTATATTAAAGAACTAAGGTCAAAACTTACCGAAAAGCAAAGCGTTAAGATTGTAAAAGAAACGCCAAAACTGGTTAAAATTTTGGCGTGGATAGGCGGAATATTGTCGGTTTTGGTTTTGACGTATGTGGCAAATAGGATATTTAAGTTTATTCGTTTTCTATAATGAATTTAACGTTAAAAATCTCAATGTTCTTTCTGCTCTTTGTGTCTTTCTTTGCTGCCTGATAGCTTATGCCGTTCTGCTGACAATAATCGGGTATAGTTTGAATGTTCAGATATTCGCCCGATAGTTTAATTAGTTGAACCAATCCTTCATTTGACCACTTACCGTCTTGTATTGTTTGTCCTAACTTGTTTAAGGCTAAAGCCTCGTAATCATTGAGCTGTTTCATGGTTTAATTTTTTAAACTTGTTGCTATCGGGTAGTTAGCATCAATGCTTGCGGAGTTCACAAACCAATTGATACAATTCATAATAATCATCGTCATCACAATCATCCATTCCGCTTTTAGACGGTGATTTTACGCCAAATCGAAGTAGGGTGTAAACTGAATCACTTTTTAGAATTTCGGTTAAAGCACTGATGCTAACACCACCTATACCCAATTGGGCAGTTTCGTTGTTATTTGAAGTTTCTTCCATTTTATTAAGTTTTATGTAATTTGATAATTTTGTGCTATTAATTGCCCAACTGGGCATAGCTGTAAAACGTTGTAGTAAATGCCTCCTTACAGCGTGTTATAAAAATGAACGTCAACAAATTGACAGTTCAGAGCAATCCAGATACCAGGTCGGCACTTACAACAACAATCGCTATATAAAATTTATTCTTTTTGAGTGTTTTGAGCATCCATGCTTTCAAAATAAAATTTACACCTCCATTCATTATTTTCGGTTAACATCCCATACCTGACGGCAGATCTATAAAGTGATTGCCTTTGTAGTTGCCTTAACCTATCTTCGAGGCTGTGTCTATATTGCTCAAGTGTTTGTGAGCTTTTATCAATATTGCAATTAGGACATGAAGGCCATTTATTTGCAAATGTGTCATTTTCAGGCTTTGCAATCTTTCCATTATGCTCAAATCTTTGCTTTGCCCTGTTGTATTCAAAATCCCTAACAACTGGCTCCATGTGATCAATGTGCCACCCTTTTTCGAGTAATACTCCGCAATACGCACACCGGCCATTTGTTTTTGCAAATATTCTATCCCTAACTGAATTATTCATATTTTTTTTTGAGTTAAACAAGGTAAAAGAATAAACTTTACATAGCTCCAACGTTAGCAATAATAGCCGCTTACGGAAATATTATAAAAACTACTCCCAGAAACAAATGAACGGCACAGCAATCCCGAACACTAAGCGGCAACTATTGCTAACACAGGCTATACACAATGCTTGCATTTCGTTTTCAATCTG